ACACGACGGGTATATCCTTTTACGGTAATCCACTCGCCTTTCTTATTCTTCCTCCGATGTTCCTTTATTGTTATTTCTGCTGCCATGTTTACTGTCAAATTTACCAGTTTTAAAAAAAGATAGCATCTTGTCTTTGGCGTCACCTTCAAAGTCACGAAAAGTATTCCGGAAAATTGGTCTTGGGGGTATGTGTCTATCCTTAGTACCATATTCCTGCACTATGGCAAGCTGCAAATTGGTTAACTTACTGTCCTCACGTGGAGTGTCCTCCACAGAAACAACAGTTCCTTCACGATAGATTGAATCCACCAGCTCATGAGAGTTAATCCACGGAACGTCACTTCCTTTTCTCTCAATGGTAGATTGGGCAAGCTCAAAACCGTAATAGTTGGTTTCAATATTTTCAATGACCTGTTCCTTGAACTGTTCGGCAATTTCCTCACCTACACGTTGCATATCAGAACGAAAGTCCTCTACTTTAGGTTTCTTAAAACCCGGTGGAGGACGAAACATTGATTTCGGTAATCTGGGAAGTCTTGCCATAATTAGTATTCATTATCTTGGTAATATTCATAAATATCACGATACCAGCTCTTGGTTTTTCCACGTGGTCCACCCACTTGGTTAAGGGCATCCTGTATCTCGTTACGTTCACGATAAGCCGGTGGCGGAGTGGATTCCTCACGGGCTATCTTCTGAATATCCGGATAGCGTGGAACTTTAGGCCAAGGATGATTCAAGTCCTTATTTGTTTCTGCCATCTTTCATTTTCCATTTAGCCGGAAGCATATCGGTAGCACCTAATGCTCTGGCACGTTTCATAATATGATGTTTTACCAACTCCGGACTTTTAGCCCTGCCATAAGAAGATATGGCATTAGCCAAATCCCTTTTACTTGCAATAGGATAGGAACCATCCGGAAGCGCATCTCCTTTTGAAGCCAGTTTATCACGCTGTTTTGTACTGAAATCCTTTGCACCACGAAAAGCGGACACCTTATCCTTACGGGAGTGCCGCCTTACAACGGAAACTTTGTTCCGCCCTTTTCTCTTATGAGTTTTTACCTGTACCATTTTATCCTCCTTTCAAATCGTCCTTAACAAATATCTGCAAACCAACGCAGCTACCGTAAAGTTCCTCCAAATAAATAATCTTATCAATGACTTGAACACGACCTTCAAAGTGAATCTTGGTTTTATTCCAATTGAGATGATAGTCACCCAGTTTAGGTACAAGTTGTTTAGGTGATAGATAAACAATCCCGTTCACCTCTTTGGGCAGACCATATTTCTCACGGGTGCGGTTTGGAATCTCCTTTTCATAGAGTGCCTGGAACTCATAAAACTCGGAAGTTCTAGGACTGTCACCTACAAAGGCATCCATAGAAAACTCTTCGGTAGGTTCTACTTTCTGGATAGTAACCACCTCAAGTCGTATCTTATAGGGAGTATTAAGCAACTTCTTATAAAATATATTCTGATACTGAAAGAATTTAGTCCTACTTACTAGCATTTTTCAAAACCGACAAACTGAATTTTACATCTTATCCTTTACTTTCTTAAAAATGGGGTCTTCCGGACGTATTCTCTTTCCTCCACTCGTGAATACCTTATCGTGCATGAAATTATAGATATATTTCTTACCTCCCACAGTTACTTTACGGGCGTATCTGTTCATTTCATCTTTGGTAGCCTTAGTATTGTAGTAGGCATTTCTTTTTTTCTCCTGTTCTTCTTTATACGGGAGCATACCCAATTTAATCCTTTCCTCATCCGAGAGGTTTAGTTCACCAAACTTCTTTAATTTGGCTTTAAGTTTCATAAGTTCATCTCCAGAAGCACCTTTACTTGCGGAATCTTTCTTATTTCTACCATCCTTACCTTTTCGAGTATATGCACGAACGGTAATTGTTTTTCCGTTTTTTAAACGACGCTGATAAGATTTTACGTTATGTTCCATATTAAGGAGTTTTTGATAATATACCTCTTGATAGAGGTGATAAAGTAAAGGGATAGCTGTCAAAGTATTCACGGAAATCAAGTTCTCTCTGCAATTGTATGTAACCCGGAATCACATTGTCCTTGCGTAGAGAATAATCTCTGAAAGTTTCCTCAAGCAATCCTCTCAAATAGAGCATGAGTTTATACCAAAACGAATACCTGTCACCCCATGTATTGTCAGAACCCACACGGTTGAAGTCCTCGTAGAAATACCCTTGGGAAGTATCTTCCGTAACAGTAAACACGGAACCTATCTGAACTGTGGTGGAAGTAGGAGATGAGTTGCCATCGGAACCTGTATAATCAGAGCCATCAGTAAAAGTTTGCCCGATAGCGTTTGCAGCGTTTTCATACAAACGTCTTTTATCAACCAAATAATAGGAAACCCATATAGCCAAGTGTTTCTCACTGGGGCGTTTCAGTTTTCCTATAAGTTCGTCATTTATTTCCTTGTCACAGATGTCAAGTACCTTAGCATAGTACCATCTTATCATTTCCACAATCTCCGAGTCAGAAAAGAAGTATCTTCTGAAAGCGGTAAAGTCCTCTGTAAGTTCCTTATTTACCTTGATTAGTGAATTAGCCGGTTCCTGTCCTCTGAAATACGGAGTATAAGCTACGATTATTCCTTCTTCGATAAGTTTGTCCATTACATCTTCCATAGTAGGGTACTCATGGAAAATGATTTCTACGATGATTTTCTTTGATGATTCTTCTGTTTCTCCCTCTGCTACTTTATACAAGGTTAGCTTTCCCTTGACTGGTTCTACGTTCGGGTCAGAAATTTCCGGTTCAAAACTAGGGTCAATTTCAATAAAGTTCCCGCTCCCTATCTGTTTGATAGCGAAAGCAGGAATAATGAAGCGGTCAAAGGTAAGTTCCCTAACCGCTTTCATTATTTCATTCAAAGTAACTTTAGACTGGGCCATGATTATTTATTAGCGTCTGTAACCTTTGCGACTGTTAGTTAATATAGCAGCCACATCTTCGGGAACCTTATGTTCCTTGTCTTTTCTCAACTGGTAGTGAGTACCGCCAACCCAAGCATCAATATCTTCAAGGGCATAAAATGCAACACTCTTTGCAGATTTCTTGATTACGGTAACTTCCTGTTCAGTGTCTACTATTGCTGATGTGATTTCTTCTGGATTATTTTTTGCCATGATTGATAAAAATTTAACTGTTACTAAATGGGCAAAGCCCCTCTGTTATACAGAGAGAGCTTTGACAATATTCTTTTCTTCAATGATTCCGGTTCCCCAAATACCATACCAGCCAAGAGTATGTTTACGTCCCATATCGACAACGCCATCGTCACGTAGTTCAACATCGAGAGCCACACCCCATGCGTATGCGTTTTCTCCGAAGAATACAGCTTCATACCCTTCTTGGATAGAACCGCCGCTACCGTATTTAGTCTTGATTTGTTCGGCATTTAAATGGGGCATCTGAGTTGTTTCAATAAAGATAACACCCTCATACATACCAACCTCACCGATATACAACTGTCTACGCCCCATATAGGTATTGGCATTAATCCAATCGGGGTCGTCACGTAATTGACGGAGCTGGTGCGGAGATGCGATACAAACATAATAATCGCCATTGATTCTTGGAGAATCATTTGAAGCCAAAATTTCTACGGCATCCTTAACTGTTTTTGTAGTGAATGCACTAGTCGTAGTCATTTCTGCCAATGACTTGGCTGTACCTCCGTAAACCACATTTGAAGTCTTTAATACTGTATCACGGAATTGAGTATCCAATACTCTAGCCATGTTATTTGCCAGAAGTTTGGAAGCGTCACCCAGTACGTCAAGCATAGAAGTACGCAACAAGTATTCTGTAACCTGTACTGCATTACCCTGCTCCTTAACGGGAACAACAATTTCCGATGTACTCATTCCTTCCGGTGTCAGAACATCGTTTTCCTCAAGCTCTCCACCACCTTCAAGGTTATCGTATTTAACGAATACAATGGCTTTTCCTCTTACTGCCTGTAAATCACGTTTGATTTTGGCGAATTGCAAGAAACGCAAACGAGGCTGTGCCTTGTACAACACCTCACGAGAATAGAAATCACGGACTGCCTGTGGAATAGCCACATAACCGCCTTCATTTACTCCAGCCGATGTAGTATCACCAAAGAACAGGAATCCTAATGTTGCCAATAACATTGGCACTAATACAAATAGAATTGACATAATCTTTACTTGTTAATTTAAACTGTTTATTATAACTGAGTAGGACCTACACCTCCATAAGTAGCACGAAGTTCTGCCTCAAGCTGTTCTCTGCGAGCAGCAAATTCAGACATTGGCATATTCTTTACGCTTGTAGGACCTGAAACTTCTGGTGCTTCTCTGCGTGGAACTGTCGGTGCAGGAGCAGCCGGTACAGGGCTTGGAGTTGGTGATGCAGCCTGTGCACGGGCTTCATTCTCTTTCCGCATCTGTTCTGCAATAAGTGGGTCAACAACAGGTTTCTCACTGTGCAATACTGCTGCGGAACTAGGACTTGGATATTTGCTGCGTAACTGGATAGATTTCTCTAAGGAAGCATCCAATTCCTGCTTGGAATTACCCTCTACAAGTTCTGGAATACACTCATTGATATGCGCCTGAATAATTGAGTTCCGATATGCTTCCAATTCTTGCTTTCTCTGTTCCTCTGAGTTTTGAATAACAGGACTGATTACCTCAGATACAGTATTTTTCAAGGAGGTTTCCAAATCTTCACGTGTAACGAATGTACCACGCAACGCTTCTACGATTTCCTTGACATTGACTCCTGAACCACTACCTTGTGAATCCGGAACCACTTGTACCTTGCGTAAATCTTCCAGTTGATTCTTTAAAGACTCAAACTGGGAGTACAACTTGTTTTTCTCAACTTTAGATACAGCCTGCATGAACTTCTGCAATTCGGGGGTATCTCTCACTACATAAGTAATACCATTAATTGTAACACTTTCTGGGATGCTTACGTTTCTTCTTTCTTCGTCGTTCATTTTTTCTACGATTAAAAGTAACAATTAGATTTCTACTACTTAATAAGGTTGTCTTTCAGAACATTATTACCGTTGCCCTTTACTGTGGCTTGGGTCATTTGTTCTCTACTAACCAACGGTGCGCTAGGCGTACCCGGATTGACGAATTTTTCGCCAACCTGCATACCCTTATTTTGCCCGATGTCATGTAATGCTTCGGGATTTTTAGGGTCTAATGTTTGCAATCCTGCCATAACATTTGATTTTTAAAATGAAACAATTTGTTATTTTATTACTGATAGCGTTCAAAAGTAGGAATTATTTCTAAATTGACAAAATAAAACCTACTTAAATTAATTCCTAGAACTCTTCACTGCCTTGTTCTTCACCAAATTCATCCGGAGTTTCATCAACGTTTTCCTCATTACCCGTACTGGGGGCTTCTTCACCACCTAAGGAACTTAGTGCAGCTATGCGTGCCTGTAAAACTGCCTCCGCCACAGTATCATCATCAATCTCATTAAGCAAATCCGGTATGTTTTGTTTTCCCATACGTTCCATGATTTCCCTACGTGAACCAAGTTTCATCTGTAACTCCATCTGTGCACGTTGCAGCTCATCCATCTTATCTTTGGGAAAACCGAAAGCAAACACAGGTTCAACCTGCATTTCGGAAAGGAAATCCGGACTTAATTTCTTTATCCGTTTAATCCGTTTGTTATCCGGGTCCTCTATCTCAAGAATACGGAAAATAATATTGTTCATCTGTGAAATACCCTCACCATAAGTCATTGCCTTTATGTTAGCCTGTTGTATAAGCGGATGGTAGGTAATCTGCAATGCCGCGGCAGAAGTATTGCTTATAGCCTGAATTTTACCAAGTGCATTTTCCGGAACATCTGACAATTCGTGCATTGCGGTTTTCAAGTCTTTTGCAAAATTAACGGCAGCGGACAAATCAACATCCAATCCTAAATTAAATACGTTGGCTTCGGCAGGAAGTCCTGACCATATCTGACCTAAGCCTTTTTTCAATGACTTGGCGGAAGCACCTGTAATTACCGTGGTCGGAGTAACATGGTAGTCAATCACGGCTTTCAATTGTTGCATCACCTCATTATAAATCTTGTTTATCTTGAGAATATCATTGGCATCAGACTTTCCATAGTATCCGGAAGAATTGGGCTTGTTCTTTATATGCACTACTGGAATGAACCCGTATTTGTTTTGAACCTCGGTATGTTTGTATTTGGCTACGTTACTTTCCTCAAGGTTAACATCCACTTGATACCAAGTTTCAATAGTTTCCGCACTCATTTTAATAACATATAGTTTATAAGGCTGGTCGGGTCCGGATTGTAAAGGCTGACGTACCAAGAAAGATTTCACCTTATTATAATCGCCGTTATCAAATTCCACAAAACATTGTCGGCTGTCAAGAACGGAAACCTTGCAATATCTGTCCTGAACTTCCGGCATCCATTCACACATAAGCCAACAGTCACCTGTGATACCACCCATTTGCAGCATCTCATAGGATAACTGTAATTTGTGTGACTTGCCCCAATGATACATCATAAGTTCCTCGGCAATCTTTTCCAGTTCACGGTCAATCTGGTCGGAGTAGAAACTCTTCACATGGAAAGTGAAAGCCTCATTACCCAGCAAGAACATATTGACCTTATCAATAAACGCCTTTATATAATTAAAGGAAAGCATCCCGTCATTGAAGTCCTTATAATGCATCCCGTCATAGAACTTCCAGTACAGGTAATATTTGGTGATTCTGTCAAGTTCCCATTTATTGTCCTGCACTATGTTCTGCAATACAAAACTACGTAAAACGTTAGTTGCCTCACTAAGTGGACGACTGTCCACATTCCAATATTTTGAACCCGGATAACCGCTGTAGCTACCACCAGTAGGGTCCATACCTCCTACATTTATTCCCATTAGTATGAATGTCTTTTTATTGCGTTAATTGTTTCAGTTATTCCGCCATACAGAGGGTTATCGGAAACTTCCATTTCTTCCTTAACCTCCACTTCCTCATTTGCAGCAAGACACATAAGTGCCGCACTGTCCACCATATCGTCAAAATACCCTTCCGTTTTTTCACATACCATAAAGGAGCCGTTGAAATACTTCTGGCAGTTTTTCATCTGTTCCTCGAATTTGGAATACTCGGAAGTTCCTCTCACCACTTTATTAGCCGGAACTATAAGTCTGCGTGTCTTAATATCAGAGATGAAATTATACCACATGTCTGATTTGCTCTGTGTGGTGAAAGTATATGGGGTTATGTCCACATATTCACCACAGGCATACATAAGCCGGTCAACAACGGGCTTTCCCACACCAGTATAATCCGCGTATATTTTGGCGATATTAAATTCGGCTATATAGTCAAGAAGTATATGATGCTGTTCTTCATAGTCAGCACCACCAAGACACGCCCAGCATAATACCTGTTTATATGGATTCTTGAATGGTTCATCCAAGTCTTTCCATGACTTACCTATGGTAAGCACTGTTTCAGCAGGAGATTTACCAATATCCAAACCAGCCACAACAAAATCGGTAACATTGGGAACCTGAAATCCCAACTTGCGGTTTATGATTCCATTAAATTCCTTATCCGTAAGAAGCATACCGCTTTCAATATCCCAAATAAGGGCGTAGGCAAGTTTGAACGCCTGTGATTCCTCACCCCAACGTTCACGCTTGCGATAGATGTCAGCTTCGTAATTCAAATGGAATCTCTTTCCGTCCTTTTCATACTGTTCCCGTCTGCTGGCGATAATCTTCTTATAGTCATATTCGTAATGATGCCGGATGCGTGGGTCAAGGGTTTTTCTGTCCAGTTCACGGTTATGCTTTATTTCATAGTAGAAATGGTTCTTGGTCATACCTGTTGTACCTACCTTTATAAGAGTACCTGCGGTTGAGGAAAGCATAGGTTCGATAGACTTGCTGACAATAAGGTCGTCAACATCCTGCGCTTCTTCGACAATAACCAAATCATACGTCTTTGATTCAATCTTGGATTGCTTACTGGCAACCTGTCCGGCAAGAAAAGAACCGTTTGACAATTCAAGGCGTGCCACACTTTCTAGCCATACGTCAATATCCGGGTCTGTAAGAACCATATCCGCATTTGCAGACCTCAGTCGGGTCATTGAACGTGAATAGGTAGTGACAACCTGGTCCGACTGGGGAGCGAAAAGCCCTACACGGAATCCGGTTTTGAACTGTTCCAAGTCGGGAATGATTGAAGCCAATGCCGGAAGAATAACACATAGCGTATCAATGACAAAAGCCATAACCTCGGATTTACCCGACTGACGGGAAAGAAGCACTGTCTTTACGTCACCCGAAAAAGTTATCACGGAGTATATGATTCCGTATGCTATATCTTCCTGATAGGAGTACAGGGAAATACCAGTAAGAACTTTGCCGAACTCCATAATCTTGGCGGTTACATCGTGGGCATCAAACTCCACGGTTTTACCTATCAGTTCCTCGGTATGTATTTCGGAAACGCTCTTACCAGTAGCCTCGAACACGTATCCCTGTTCCTTTAGTTCTTTTTTCTTCTTACTACGTACAGGCATATTATTCCTCTCTTATATCATAAGACATATTACCTTTCATATTCCGCCATGTTTGGAGAAAAACGTTACACTCTTTAGAATAGGGTATGAAGCTGTCACTCTCCACCCAACAATTGGGAGTTTCATAAAGACGTATCTTTTCAATCTGAATACCATGTTCCGAGGGAGTGAAGAACTTCCGGAATACGGTAAACAGTTCTCCGGCTATGTTTTCGGCAGACGGGTTTATGTCCGTTTTGATACCAAGCCCCATTTCATACACTTTCCAATTATTGGAACGGCACAATTTAAGAAGTTCCGTATCCATAGGATTAAGAATACAGGCATGGTCTAAAAACTCGTCAATGAAATCACCGCATACACGCTTCAATTCCTTGAAATCTATGGCATAGCCTATTTCCTTTACGTCCATATAGGAAAAAGTGGCTTCCACTTTAAAACGGTGTCCGTGAAGATTGAAACATTTCACCTTCTCGTTCATAACCCGATGTGCACTGTCAAACTCAAATACTCTAGTTACTGTTGCCATAATGATTCGATTTTTAATTCTACTTTATAATTCTTCTGTAACGATATACATCTCTGATTACTGCGGAAAAATATTCTCCCTTGCTTTCAGACTTTACAAATCTAGTCCATATAGGAAGAGGAACATTGTAATATTGGTATTCCCATCTCGGACGGTTTACAAATATCATTGTAAGTGTCCGCGACTTCCTATCATAGTCTGCTGTCATTATATTAGAAGATACAATCTGCATTTCATTCCGATTGGGTACAAAAATAGGTGAACACCGTTTTACCGATGCTCACCTACAAAGATAATAGAAATTATTTAATAATGCCAACACTGGGATTTTTCTCTTCTAGTAATGGCCTTTATGAAAAGCAACAGTACGTCTATAATCTTTTTTAGACGCAACCATAAGTTCATCATACGCCTGCTTTAAAGGGATGTCCTCAAAAGTTGCATAGCTTTTAGCAAGTTTAGCAGGAATATCAGCTTTAGACCGCATAACTTTTCCTGTGGAAAGAGGTCCAACATCTTTTAATTTCGGAGTTTTAGACTTTGTTGTGGTTTTCTTATTAGGCTCCAATCCTGTTATGCCACCTCCTACTGGTTTTTTCAAAGGTTTCTTAGGAGCAGCCTTAGAGGTACTGTCCGAACCGATACTTTTAAACAGTGAGATATGCCCACGGGAAGAGTAGCTGTCATTGGCTTTCTTGTTAAGCTCCTTATACTTTTCAGCACCTACCTGTTCCTTTAGCTTTTTGGCAGCGGCTCTCCCCTCTTTAGATTTAGGGTCGTGATACCATGCCTTAAATTCAGTGGATGATAGTCCGGAAGATTTGGGAGCCGACTTTGTTTGTTTCTTGGCAGGAACTTTCTTGGTTTCTTTAGGTTCAAGTCCGGTTATTCCTCCACCGACAGGTTTCTTCAATTTCTTTTTCGGAGCAGGTTTCGTAGTCTTGGTAGTATCCGAAGAAGCTCCGGAACGGCTCTTTTTCAGTTCGTCCAGATATTGCTGGAGTTCAAGTTTAGGGTCTGGCATCTTGGTAAGCTTAGCCTGTAATTCACCACCAGCCCCTTTCTTGCGTGCAGCCTTTTTGGCTACTTCCGCAGCAGCGTCATACTTAGCCGTGTGAGATTTTACAGTAGTAATCTTACCCGACTTAGTTTTACGCTGATAAGTTCTAATTGTTTTTTCTTTTTTCATACATTACAAAATTTTTGTTGTAACTTCTACGCCTACAAATATAGGAATAAAAAATAATACTCACTACTTTAATATAGTGAGTATTACAAAATTCAAGGGAAATAAATACAGTGTTTTTAAGCGATTACAGACCGTTTTTAGGGTTTACTAATATAATAGTACGTTTTACGTATTACTTGCACTTTACGGGTCAAAGAACCAATACCAAAATGAGTGCAAAGTTTGGCGATTATAGTGTAGTTTACCGAACCTGTACCATACAGGTATGGACGAATTTTCATACCACCAAGACTTTTCCCGAAATCGGTTTCCAGAAATGCAGGTACACTTCCATACTCCTTGTTAATCTTATTGCGCAATGCAAGTTTCACATCTTCCAATTGAACTTCTTCGAGTTCCTCAGTTACTTTTTTCTTTGGCATAATCTATATGAATTATTGTTTCTGAATATAAGTTACCTTCCCATGACACACAACCAATCTTTCTTCCAAGACGGATTAGCATCTCGACTATTTGCAAATACGGTGTCCACAACTCACCATCCTTTCGGTGATTGCAAAACATGAACGGAACGTTCCCGTCCTTGTCGGTTTCTATCTGGGAAACCATCTCCCGTATGGCAGGAGCATTTTTCTCCAGTATCTCTTTATGTACACCAACCTCATTACCTATGGTACAGATGGCAGTTTCATGCCATATACGTTCTACATTATAACTTCTCAGTTCAATCATAATATAATTGATAAAACGGCAAGCATCCAAAAGATGAACCTCCAAAAAGGTTTCTTACGGGTAGCAGCCAAGATTACTAATATAACAGTAAGCGCTATCATTGTTTTTTCTTTAATTGACTTACCTTGAAATTGATAAACAGTTTCTTTGCTTCTTCAACTGTAAGTTCCTTACCCTTGACAGGACGGTTTCCCGTAACGTAATTATTCAGTGCCATAGTATTACTTCTTTAATTCTTGTTTCCAATATTCAAACCAAAATGCCTCACGTAGACTAGCGGTCTTATAGCCTTTGCTCTTTACAGGGGATGGAAATTCCACAGACCATACACGGGTAACGGAATCACGTCCTTCTCCGCATCTGAAAATCACAGGAACATTTTTCTTATCCCTACGTGAATAGATGTAGTACACATCATCCTTAAATTGGTTCACCTCATGGTAAGCACCTTTAAGGCACATACGGACAGAATCCATAGGAGCCTGAATGAGTTTTCCCATGTCCTCGGCAGCCCATTTAGTTTGGGCAAACGTACTGCCCGTTAATATTAGCAGGGCAGCAACAGCAAAAATCTTTTTCATAACCTAGCTTTATTAAATTGATTGTTATTAATCTGTCAGAATACAACATATACACGGAGCGAAACAAGTCCAGTCTTATACATCCCGATTCCGTGAACAAAGAACTTAAAGACTTTCTGACTACTTCTTCAAGTTCGTCCAAATCAAATTGAAAGAAGAGTTCCCAGTATGCGTTGGTTCCTATGCCGTATCTCTGCATGAAATCAAACTTGGGCAGAACCGCCATATCCACTAGGAACTCTTTGAACAGGGGATTACCCGACAGGCTTACTGTGGGAATCCCCTCATTGTTTAATCTTCGAGTTTTATCCATTTATCACTTTTCAATAATACCTCACGTCCGAAGAATATACCTTCCTCATCAATAGCGGTAATCTCTTTCTTAGACCATTTGTCAAGCAGGATAAGAATCTTGTCACCCACTTCAACACCATCCCAAAGAATATCTTGGGGAGCATACAAATCCACAGCCGAGAACAGACAGTTTATGATATTCACGTTCTCCACGGTATTCGCAATGAGTTTCTTGTTGAACTCGATTTTCTTATCCACGTCAATGGGATTCTTCAACAACTGGGTAGCGGTTATATCACCTTTGACAAACCGCATAAGCTGATACATTGCTTCCGGACAATAGTGTAACAGGTAGTCAACCAAGAAAGGAACAGCCGGAATGGCTTTACCGTCAACGATTATCTTGTCACCGTCAATTCGCTCAACATTATGGAACTCCGGAAGCAGAGTGCCCACGAATTTATATGTAGGTTCCTTGCTGGGAGTTTCAAACGTTTCCTCACGTGTAAGTTCCTCCAGTTTGTTAAGGAATGACTTGTATCTTATCTTGCGATTTGAAAGGTCAGTCAAAAGAGCCTTCACGTTTTTCTGCCAGCGTCTAAAGGGAATCATATCCGCGAACAGCATAGGGTCAAAGTCAGCCAGCTTACCGTTACGTATCCATGTGATTTTGCTCAGAACTTTCTTACGTAAAAGGTCAAAGTCCGGTTCTTCTTCCTCTTCAACTACGATTTCCTCTTCGATTTTCTTCTTGGATTTCTTGGCTTCCTTACCACGCTCGATGGCAGCAGTCAGTTCTTCCGGTGTATGTTCAACTCGTGCAACTTCAAAAAAATCTCCCAATTCAGCCGGAGTAGGGATGCCCTCGAATGGTGTGTCTACCACTTTATATTTTTTGGTTGTGTCTTCAACCATAAACCCGTTTTCCTTGGTACATGAAATACGGTATCCACGGAAATGGAGCTTGCCTTTCTTGATTGTCACGTCCTCACCGAAATAACGGTCTTTCAGATAACGCTGATAGGTGGTAAGGCTCATTTCGTCCGTATCGACAATATCAGCCAACTGGGAGAAATCACCTATGACCTTATGGCAGGTTTTCTTTATCGTGTCAATCTCATACAGTTTACCGTTAACGGATGGAGCCACTTCAATGGATTCCGACTTCTTGGTTTTCTTGGGTTTCGCTTCCGATACAGGAGCAGACGGTTTAGGTTCTTCCGCCGGTTTCACCTTGACAATACCAAGAACACCTTTGACGTAATCAAGAAGTTCGGGATTCTCTGCCTTGAGAAGCTGGAACACTTCAATCTTTCCACCCATTTTTTCAACGATGCCTTCAACCTGTTTTCTTTCAAGTTCCACATTGGGAGTTTTACCGAATCTTGTTCTGAATCCTTTTACTGTGCTGATGAATTTTTTTGTTTCCATAATTTTGTGAGATTAAATGTTTGATACTTTTTTAATTGTTGCCGGAGCGTTATTCTTATACAGGTACGCCCACTTTGTAACCTGTTCCATTGTTCTTGGTACGATACTGTCGTACTTCTGTTTGCCATTGCCGAAATCATGTCTGAAAACGGCTCCATCGGTGTTGTCACATAGGAACTCCAATATCCTTACAGCCTTGTTCCATACGGAACGTTTATAAAACTGGGGCTTGCAGAATCCTATGAAAATCAAATCTACGGTTTCTTGTATTCCCATTTGGTAAATTGTAAGTAGGGAATCAAAGTTCCCTACTATAAAGTTTAATGAATGACTGCCAGTTGATATGCCGTGTATCGCAAAAGGTAACGGCTCCACAATTTTTTCGCTTCAATAAATCATTGAGCATCTTACGTTCCTCAGATGTTATTCCGTCAGTTTCAAACCCGTCAACATAATAGGCTTGTTCAAAAGCGGCTTTAGATACACCGAGTTTTTTGCTCCACCTGTTTATGAAAGCGGCTTCGTTCTTTGCGCTGGTGTTCATTTCACTTTCCTTACACATGGTATTCCTGTCAACCATGCTGATGCTAATTCTAACTTTCTTCATAGACCGTTCGTTTTATTTCGATACACAAAAGTAGTTATTTTTTTCGGAATAACAAACTATATTAATATTTGTTAGTTGATAGTGCAGCGTTAAACAGGTGCACAAACTGGTATATAGTAATAATGAGTTCGGAAAATTGGTTTATATCGGTTAGTTCATAAAATGTACTTAAATCAATCGGCTCGTTACCAACGTAACGGTACATTTTGGGAGGCTCGTTTTCGGTTACTGTAAACTTATACATATAGCTTTCCACTTTATCGGATATAAGCACAAACCAAAAATTGTCCTTGTCGGAACGCAAGAAATATCTTTCCATGTCATTTTTGTTTTTCCGGAAATGCAACATCATACATATAATCCCAAAGGTACGGGTCGATATAGCTGGTCTTGCATACCGATGCCGTATTGTTAAGTTTCTCGGAAACATCGGTACACACCTGTTTCACTAAAGCATTGAAAGCCGATTTGGTTTTAACCTTAAGCAATTCATCCTTATGCCGGCTGAATGATTTCCACGCTTCGATGTTGGCTCTCATGGTACGCAAATCCTTAGGAGTGAAATTTGCTCCTATATGACGCTTGACGAACTTGGTAAACTCATAGGCGGTTATCTCGAACAGCGTTTCCGGAGGCTGTGCGGTAAGTTTGATTTTCTCCACATGGGTCGCAAGGTCGCCGGTTACAACAAAGCTGTTCTTTACGGAACGTTTCCCCAAGAAGTTCAGATAGACCTTACCACCTCTTAGTGTAACGTGTTCCGGAAGCAAGGTGGTAAGACCATAGGTCTGAACGAACTCCGGTTCACGTGTCTTGTCATAGGGGCTTACGGTTGTCATGTATCCTTCCGCCGAAGATTCGTTCCCTATGCGGATGCCCGTATGTAGCATCAGCCGGCACGCACACGCCAGCCGGGCGTTCAGTGTTACAAGTTCTCCCCTTTTTGCTATACGCCCCATCATGGAATCAAGTCCGGTAAACAGTTTAGTCAGTTTCACCATCCTGTTGAACTTTCCCGAATAGCTTCCTTTCGGGGAGCGGAAAAACGTTATCATGTCACCGTCCACTTCAAACGTATATGTATCTATCCCCATACCACATAGTTTATAAAGTCGCTCAATGCAGTCATAAATTGCAGGAACATTCCCAGCAGCATAGCACCTATAACGAACAATACTGCATACCAAAATCTCATCCACCATTTTCTGATAGGGGAAATAAGAACCTTGTTCCCGAATCTTCCGCTTATAAAGTCACAAATTGTATTCATAATAATTATCCGATTAAGTTTAAAATCATTTTCATTCCTTTCTCACCATAGTGTTCCGTAACAATGTCACGCATGGACTTTCCCTCTTCCTCGTAGTTACCGTACTTTTCATGCAGCCAGTCGTCAAAGGCGAATATGTCTATTATCACCAGTCTGAACATAACGCTCATAAGTTTGTCGTGAACCTTGGAAAACTTGATACCGAATATACCCTCGAACTCATCAGCCACCTTCTGAATCTGGTAAAGCGGATATGGAGTGGGGGCTTCGCCCACCGCTCCGAACAATACTGCATACAATGAAGCATCCATAGTCAATAAACGTTTTCGTCCAACAAGTCCTTTCCTATGAGTTCGTTCACCTGTGGGGCTGTCATTGTGTAGAACCTGCCCCTGCGTGACAAACCTTTTTCACTGTAAACCTTCTGACCGTGGTAACGGTCCTGCGCCTGACTGAACAATATCTGATACACGCCTGTGTACGCCACGATGTACAGTTTCTGGGAGTACATCATCTCCACCTCTTCACGTAGCAGCTCCACACCACCTATCGTGCAATGAATCTCCTTTTTCATTTTCTTGTCTTTTTATTGGTTTTTATTCTTTTCTGTTTCAACACCATTTCCGATGTCTGCCATTTACGGGCGGCTTCCACCACGGCTTTAACATCACGTCCGTATTCGATGTCCTCGTCTTCCGTACCATAGAAGAAATCCTTGTTGTCAACATCATACCCTATGTAACGGTAAGTGGGAAATTCCGAATCGGAAACGTACCTGTATATGCGGAAGCACTGCCATCTTCCATACCACTCGAACTTCACCTTCTGACGTTTCAACTCATCTTCCAGCTTTCTGACGCACATCATGAAATGTTCCTCGGTGCGTGACAGCTTGAAACCGCTTTCGGACTTGTCTTTCAGATACTCCATATCGTAGGGTTCAAGAACATCCGGTTCCTCATCCACGGTTTCTTCCGGAACCACATTGCCCTTATTGTCGTACATTCTCTCGTCACGGACAATCTTTACCGAATGGTCGGGCGTACATGCCCACTGGTAGATTTTCAAAAGTGTTTCCTCATTCAGTGTCCGGAGTGTGTAAACGGAAATGGTAGGGCTTGCCTTATGAATCTCGAATATCAAATCGTCTACTGTCAATGCTTTTGTTCTCATAGTCGTAATCAATTGGTTCATTTAAAATAATTCTTAGCGACAAACATCTTCAACTTTAACGTGTAATATTTTCCAAGTACCTATTGCCAAATCAAGTGTTCCATTGGGATTGATTTTCTCGATAACGAATTTTTTTACTGGATAAAAGTTATAAGTTACCATACGTCCTAATTTTGCATTAAACTTCTTTTTCATTTTTCTTGTCTTTTAGTGGTGAATACTACGTTTATTATTTCGATATACAAAAGTAGTTATTTTTTTCGGAATAACAAAATAGTAAGATACTTTTTTCAAGGTAACTATATTAATATTTGTTAAGTACGTACGGTTACGTTGGTAGGCACCGTTTTACAGGTTGACAAGCAAATTATAATCCTCACGTGACAATATCCGGATATGCCCGGTAGCGAAAGTTTCAAACAATTTGACTCTTGCAAGATTAAAACAATCGTATTTCATTACCCACTTCATAAGCGGAACCATCTCGCCCGTACTATCCTTATACATGACTTTGGTATTTTGCCAATCTTCCGGACCCATCGTTTCCAGTAATGTTATGACAAACATCTTTTCGTTTGCAGCCTTGCACTCGTTTTTCATATACAATCCGCTAACACGGTTGTAAATCGTATATCTGAAATTCATAGGTTTCTTATGATATTAAATGATTCGTCTGAAAGCAGATGCAGCTCTCCCTTAACGAACATGGTAAACAATCGGTCCTTTAACTGATCCCTCAAAGGAGTTGAAGCTACATAGCCTTTGAAAGATATGCCGTTTATCTCTAATGTTTCCAGACATTCAATGGGAACATTGTCAATGACAAGGGCAAACGCCTCTGTTATTGACGGCGCAAGGACTTCATTACACGTTCCGAACGCCGTACTATCATCCGGATATTCATAAGGGTTGTAATAGCTAAAAGTAAACTTTTTCATAAGCAGTATGTTTCTAATTTAAATTCATTCCGTTTTCCAGTGACAGGAATGTCCGGACAATAATATTAAGTATCATATTATATATTCCTTATAGTTATTAATATTAATATTAATTGCCACGAAGTTCCCTGCACCTTTATTGTACCATCATTATTTAGTTCTTTTCATCAAAGTAAATATACGAAATATTTCACACCCGTCAAAACTCCGCACACTCACCCGTTCGCACACGAAGTATTTATTTTCAAATATGCAAATGCCACACAAAACCCGCAATTTTCACACAAGCCACACCACTCACACCGTTCCACACACAATCCATACATCATCCACACGCCACACAGTTACTTTTATTTTTATCAAAGTAAAAAATACAGGTTCCAAAATCTACTGTCTAACCTACGTCAACCACCCGACCCGTTTCCCGTACCCGATTCCATTTAAGGGTGGGGGCTGTCTATTCGAGCTATCATAGGTGAAATGCCACACATCCCTCTGGTTACTTCCATCCAAATATCCGCCACACACATTGCTTTCAAAGTAACAACCCTATCTATGTTCTATCCGTGATAAAAGTAACTGTTCTTTTCTGAAAAATAACCGCCGGAAAAATTAGTCTATATAATTAGAAAAACAAAAACGCCGGAAAGTTATTCTATATAATATATAGTAGCCAATTAAAAATTATCTGCGGAATTATCTGACTGGTTAATTACCTAATTCAATTGGCTAATTAGAATCTAAAATAGCCAAATAAAAACGCCCGTAATTAAATTAATCTAGTTACCTATATCAAAGTAAGCCTCGTTTTTCCCTATGCTGGAGTAATAAAAACGCCTATATGGACAATCTTCCTGTATAAAATAAGTAGTTTCCTAGGAAATTCCGGTATAACATGGACAATCTTATTATCTATATACGTAAAATAACACGCCAATTAGCCAAATTACAGCGATTTTCTACCCTGCTGCCGCTAATTACACAGCAAAAAGCTGTCTTTTACCTTTCCCGCTTAGGTATATCTGTGGTTGAATAATCTTTTATTAATATATCTGTGGTTAAACAAGGTCTGTGTCACACTTATAAATAGTATAGTTATGTATATATAGTATTATATAGATATATTAATAGTAAAACATTAACCCGCGAAGGGGTTTCCGGAGATTCCGCGCATTTTCTCCCATGTAGTTACATATAAAACCGCAGTTTTACCCCCTTATTTGCTTGGTTAGATAATCTACCCTACTATAATTACTCCTTATTACCGCTACTTAATTACCTGACAGCCAAAATAAAAACCCGTTTATGCGGAAATTTTTATTTTCACGCACAAAACGGGCTAATCAATTCGAGTCTTTTAAATACAAATTTGTGGTTGAGTAAGGTTTTTACTCAAAGTAAAATGAAAGGAGCCACTTTCACAAGCAACTCCTTTCTGTGTATAAACTAAATAAACTAATCTTCCCAACGCTTTGGGAAAGGCAAATGTAAATAAAGTTAATTATAAACACCGACTAAAAGACTATATTTTATCTTGAGTCCATGCGGTAAGGAACCAGCTTTTCAATTCATTCCACTTACTTAGCTGTGTCATTAAATCCGCAGTGACATAATCGTTCTGTTCATTTGCGTCCGAATAAATTTCGTTCTGCAAGTTTGTAAGTTGTATAAGACTTATCAAAGTAGCCTCAATCATAGCACGTGGTTCAGTAGCATCTTGTGAGCCTTCAACTTCTGAAAGTGAAGCGGCTTCGGGCAGCGTAAGATGGATGGGATAGCCTAACTGCCTGATTCGTTCCGCAACACTATCAGAATTTGATACGGCTTCATTATACAACTCCTCTAACAATTTATGCAATTCATTAAAACTTGGTCCGACAATATTCCAGTGGAATACATGGGTCTGTTGGTAGAACACTGTCCATGATGCAAGAAGTGCCCTCATACGTTCTACGGTATCTCTATTAATATTAGCCATAATATTTACTGTTTAAATATGGAGCAAATATACAATATTAATTCAAATAAACAAACCTAAGGAGTCTTATTATTGACAGATTTCCCACAGATTTTCAGTATTCTAGCCTTACGGGCATATTCATCACACCATCTGTTAACAGCATACCTCGGATGTTTTATATCCATGTGCCCCCGTATGTTCTTCGCATAATAAGAGGGAAAATTCCTATCAAGAATACTCTGCATTTCAATACGCAATCTTTCAATTGCTTCATTTTTATACGTATGTTTTTTCCTGTTTACTATATCCCTGCAACATTTGTTATCCACATTGATAACAAGAATCTCAACGGGGATTTTGTTTTTCATCACCCAGTGTATCCCGTTCATTACAGACCATATCTCGGCAATATTGGAATCCCACGTGCGATTCTTGAACGGCGCCCATATTTTTACAGTGACTAAATCACAATTAATCCAGAGCGCATAACCGGCTTCTCCAGTAGCAGGATTAACAGAAGCGTCCGAATTGATTGTGCAATAACCTTTCATTGTGACGCTCGTATATAAGATGCTACTCTGTTTATTTCTCCAACGGAGGGCTGATACTTCACTCCTTTTTCAGCCTGTATGTGCAGTATAGCCTTATACACATAAGGAATGTTTTCCTTGTCATACTGTACTGAATCTTCTTTCATAACAGTCCAGTCAGTTACGTAATTTGTGGTCAAAGCAGTTTCCATCATACGATAAAGTATTTTACAGTAAAATGAGTTTTGGGATAATCTTTTTCAAGGTTCTCGGAACCGAATACGGACACATGGAATCCTTCAAGCGTTTTTTCTATTTTCGCCCCTATAAGTATTTTGTCCGGTTCGGTGCAGTTTACAACTCCGATATAACGGTCCTCGGTACAACTTACAATACCCAACCGTCCTCTCAGTTCGGATTCCGGTATGTTGTTTTTCTCACAATACTCAAACAGATACGTTTCAATTACTGAACGCTGGTCAGCCAATGCCTTTTGCACCAACTTTGAAGAAGCGTCCGATGGTTTTTCAATCAATCCTTTTGTCATTATAATCTAATTTACGCATTATTATTCTTTCTACATTGTCATTTCTACGGTGTAACTCCGTAAGGCATACAATAAGTATATCAACCAGTTCTTCCTGAACTTCGGAATACTCCGAAATATGTTCGGAAGAAACATCCTCATTAGCTTTAAGGAGTTCACAAAATTCATCTTTAAGACTATTTGTACACTCTGCATACCGTTTCATAGGAGCAGACACCTCGGTAATTTTCCCACGTTCAAGCGCACGTTTGTAAGCGTGCTCGGCAATTTCGTTTATATTCATCTTTCAAATAATATCCATAAATAATACATATTGAGATTCCCCCTGTCAAGTATCTTGGTTACTCTCAGGGGAGATACAGCCTGAAATTCAAATTCAGCCTTGAAAACTCTTAGGACTAAATTATTATGTAGATAGTCCGTATAGTATTCATTTTCCTTTTGCTTTTTCAACTTCACGTACTTACATAAGAATATGACAATAAGCAAATCTGTCAGCAGCAAAAGGGCTATTATTCCTATGAGTAACTCAGTAATCATAATGTAGGGGCGCTTTTATATATTTCCAATTCTTCCTTAGTCGGAAACCTGCACTTATCCACAGGGAAACTAGGAATTTCAACAATCTCCAGAGGGTCGGTTTCATCCGGCATCGCTATTGCACTCCCATAGTAGACGAACATCATCTTTGCTCCGGATTTACTTACATCAACAGGGTCAGCCAGTTCAAACATATATTTGCTTGAACCCAATTGAGCCACTATGTATGTTCCTTGGTTTACTATGAAACTTTTAGTGACATCATAAAAAGCACCCACTCCGAAAACGGTGGGATTTATAGTTGTTATGTGTTCTTTATCTTCACTCATACTAATGGTAAACGTCTATATTGTTTATACTCATCTGCTGTAAGCAGCCGACATTCGGAAAGCAAGAACTTTCTGTAACCATACTGTGTAACATCAAATTTCGGGCAAAACAATGTTCCCGGCTCAATATACACAGGAGTTGAACTTGGAGAGTTTCTTACGTGCACAGGTTTGGAAACCTCAAAAAAGAAATATGTGTCATTTCTATATGCGTTTACGGCTACTCCGGCAGGAAGCACTGTTTCACCAGCAGGAAGCCACATAGCGCTTCCTCTCAAACCCCTTTCTAATGGGCGTATAAAATCAGCTATTGAATGTGCCATATTTGTATTAATTGGTTTACTTGAATATACAAAATTATTTTGATTTTACAAAACGCTTGCAACCTTTAAGAAGCATTACATGGTATTCCGGCAAACCAGCCTTAACCAAATCAAGAATGACTATGTTTATGCCCTCAACCAGTGCATTATAGGAGTTTCCTGTAAACTTGTGCCTGTTTACTCCCCATAACAGTCTACCCGGAATTTCACTACGGACGGACAAATACCAGTCGGAACCCTCTTGCACACCTTTGATAATTACAGAGTGTGTTCCCAGTGTACCCTCGTCACTGTATTCAAAACAAAAATCCCCAGCCGGATTGCTGGGGAGTAACAACGTCAGAAGTTCTACTTCAATCATTAACCTAAACCTAATAATTATCCAATCGCTATCATTTGGTAAAATTCCTGTTTCAGTTCGCCTTCAAAGAAATCTCCCCCCAAACGACAGGTAACAGTATCAGAATTTATATCCTCAATTCCTCTCAGTTTCACACAAGTGTGTTCCGCTTTTATGAGAACGGCTACATTGTCCGTATCAAGTATATAACTCAAAGCATAATAAATTTGTTCGCAAAGTCTTTCCTGAACTTGCGGTCTACGACAGAAAAATTCCACAATACGGTTGATTTTGGAAAGCCCGATAACAGTATTGTTAGGAATATAGGCAATAAAAGCCTCACCCATCATAGGAATGAAATGATGCTCGCAAGTCGAGTGAACCTTGATGTGTCGTTCAAGAAGCATACTACTGTAATGCATCTTATTCTGTATAGTGGTTATCTTAGGGAAATTATGGTAATCAAGCCCCCAAAATATTTCATCCACATACATACGGGCAATTCTTTTCGGAGTATCCGAAAGCGAATCATCATCCATATCCAAACCCAATGAGGTCATTATATTATGAACGGATTCCTCAATTACTTTTTTCTTGGAATCGGTATCAAGGGAAGCACTTATTTCCAAAGGGGTTTCAACACCATTATTCATAAGTTCCTTATGGACTTTAATCCCAAGTTCATAGTCAGTCTTATTTTTATCCAACATATTAAAGAGCGTCTAAGTCGTTCAACAAGTTTGCATATTTATCTGGGGAAAACTCATTGTAATGTTTCTCCATGATTTTTTTCACATCTCTCAAGGAAACTTCCTTGTCGGTAATAACCCTACTAACAGAGAATAAATCCGGGCTGTCAAGACAGAAATCCCGTGCATATCCTACGGCAACGGTTCTTGTGGTGTCATAAAAGAAAATGATTCTCTTTCGTTCAACTCCGACAGTTCCCTGTCGTACCACATATTCCTTACCATCCTGTGTTATGAACATAGGTTCTTTGTTACGTATATCCATTACACAGTTTTTACGTTAGTAATCTCGGCAGTACCTTCTACTTTAATAAAGTCACCTTGTAATGCCCCAAAATACTCAACCATGCCGGCAGGTATCGCAACTCCTGCACCCATAGCCTCGGAATCAGATTTTTCCAAACTCCAAAGACGCACATCAGTTTCGGCATATACTCTTAATATAGAATCAGTAGCCTGAACTACTGAATCTGAAACACTGGTGGCGATGTCAATGCTCATACATTGCATTACTCGCCCTCTGTTATCAACTCCTGCACCCATAGCATAATAATTTTTATTTTCACAAATATATAAAGATTATACGTATTCACCTAGTTCAGAGGCCAATATTTTTCGTGCAGAGAATATCCGGCTCTTTACCGTACCCATAGGAATAGATAACTGGTCGGATATTTCTTGGTAGGAAAACCCATTCATGTACATGGTAATCGGTTCATTCAGAAAAGGCGGAAGTTTTCTTACCGTTTCGAGAATTTCCTCTTGTACAAGATGGTCGCCACTATTGTCTATACGGGTAGATATAGGAGTGAGGTTTTCAAAATGATACCGACTGTTCCATCTAACATCATTAATGAAAATATTTCTCATTACAGTAGCAAACCAAGCCCCGAAAAATGTACCGTCCTCATACTTATCATAGTTTTCCAGTACCTTTAAACAGGTGTCCTGAAATAATTCCTCGGCTACATCCGGGTCTTTACATAGAAATTTTGCGTATGTGTGTAAACGGGTAAACTGGCTGACAAGTTGTTTACCCACTTCATCCCTCGTCATATTCATACGGATTATTATAGTCCACTACTGCATTTCCCTCCACATACTTCACGTAATAGTACGTATCATTGACTTTTATAAGGGGAATATACTGCCCGTTTGCAAAAGTTCCGGAACGTCTGGGAACATCACCTACACAACCCACAACATAGTGGTCTGAGTTATAAAGAACCCAAGACGCAATTTCTTCTACATTCATTGTATCAATAGCATTATAAGATTAATAGATAATTCATTCTCAATAACTAAATGACTGCCACCCCATACATCTTGCAATGTATCGTCATAACCTATGAGCCGGTAGAAACCGTATCTCTCACCGACTTTTCTACATAGCAAATGATAATGAGGCTTGGACTTTGGAGCATCGGAACCCAATTCGACAGCATCAGAAAAAGACGGTTCCGTATGACTGTCACCCTGTACCTCTATAATACGGTACGGACCTGTAACCACTCCGCAATCATGGTGTACAGTAACAATCATTCCCTCTCTAAGCATACGGAGTAAGTTTACAGATTAAAACATAGGCATCCTCGGTATTCTTCATCGGAATGGTTTTCTGAATACTGAACGAGCATCCCAAAGGAATTTTTTCTATATTGTAGAATATCACTTCACAAGAAGCAAAATCCTTAAAGGACAGACCATCTTCATAAGTATATTCACAGCCGGCAGCTTTAGTAAGAAACATAACAGCCTGTTCGGGAGATATGAAACGGTCGGTTTTCATTTGAATCTCTCCACATAGTTTCTCCTTTGCAAACTGCTTTTCGATAACTTTTATTTCATCAAATATTCTCCTGCGCACTACTATGGGAAATTCCTCAATAACCTCAGTAAAATTTAAACTTAGCTGTGTGACAGTCATAATTCCTAAACTTATCATGGCATTTTGTTTTAGTTACGGTTGAATATACAAAAAATAAGGTATCTTACAAAACGCCATAAAATAGGGTGACTACTTCACAGTAACCACCCTAGCACCCGTTTAGAATAAATTTTTAGAATTTACTTTCTACATGGAAATATTTTCTAATCCAGTAGGGACGGTCTTTGTCCTTCAAGTCAGTCAAAGCAAGGTCATAGCAAGCGATAATGTATTTGTCCTTATCATCGCCAATCCATTTCAAGATAACACTGTTCTGGTCGGAAGCAGCCTTGTTCATTGCAACATACAATGCCCATTTGTTGTAGTAAGGTTCACATTCAACCCTACCATCATGTTGCTCAACCTTTTCAAACAGCTCATCGGGGTCACGCCATTTGGGTCCTTTACTACCATCCTGATTCTGAAATGCAGCAACGATTTCCTCGGCTTCATTTTCAGTAAGGAAGTTATAGTATTTAAGAGTACCCTCATAACATTCAAGAACTTCTTTAGCCATTCTCGGATTTACATCAGCAAGAACAGTGAAAGCCTTTTTAAACGCCAATAGGGATATTTTAATATCCTCGGCATCATTTGCTGTGGTAGCCTCATTAAAGACGGAACAGAATTTGTCCATCAATTCATCTTTAGTCATAATCGTCCTAGTTTTTATTTTCCGCAATTAGGGCAGTTTATCACTTTCGGAGGAACTTGTTGTATCGTCCTCGGCTTGATATATTTTCCCATAACTTTTGGTGTAATAGTAGTTAAAAACATTAAGAAGAAGCTCAACCCATAATGCCAGATACGCCAAAGTGAATGAGTAAAAGAGGCTGGGAATAACCCCCTGCCCGGTAATGAACAGGGAGTATCCCAGTGTCGTCCAAAAGGTAAGGCACTTGGAACAATTCAAAACCACGTTCTTTTTACTATGAAAGGTTATGATTTCTGCAAGCCCCAAATGGTTGAATAGGACGGCTATTAGCATTATGTAGATTAAGTCAATCATTCTTATTTCTTAGCTACGGCTACAGAAGCGGCTTCTGCTGCGGTAGCAAATGCAATAGTCACAGGTGTAAGCAAGTTATACCCATGTACGTTTCCGTTACATTTCACATTAGCGGCCGATTCAAGAGTTTCTCCTACTGTAAGAGTAGGTGCGGCTGTTTCGGCAGTTGCAAAAATAACATCGAAGCTCTCAGTGAACATTCTTGTAAGAGGCCGGCAGCAGCATCTAGGGTTGTTACCTCGTGGCATGTAGGTAATACTACCTTTAGCCAAAATAGTAAGATACGTCATTCCGTTAAGAACTTGCTGGCTGGCTACGGAAAATTTCACGTCAGCCTGTGGTTGAACCGTTGCATTCAGACAATAGCATTGGCAAAGGTTCTCGGTTATGCTCACCGCATATTGCTGGGAGGTAGCCGAAATTGCAATAGGTGTTACGTTAATCATAATCCTTATTCAATTAGGTTTATTTTTTATTTGGGGCTTCTTCCGCCTTGGGTTTTTCCTCGGCAGGTACGTCACCGCCCAAATTCGGTGACTGTATAGGGGCGCTACCCGGTGTTAGGATAGGGGTCAAAACCTGAATCAACCCTGAAATAATAGTCTGCATATTCATAAGTAGCTCCTGATTTTTCAGACCTAACTGTACTGCGCAATACGCTCTATTACCTATATCACAGGTAGCGCAATTTTTATCACAACCTTCTTTAGCCATAACTTTAACTGTTTAAGAAATTAATAATTCCTGCCTTTACAAACATATTGGACTTCCATCGTCCTAATGCGGTGGTAAGTTTGCTTGCAGTAACTGCACGCCCTTCTTTGCGATTTTCCTCAATAAATGCGTGTACCGCTTTTCTACATTCTTCTACTTCCTGTTCTGTTTCAGCGTAGATAAACAATTTCATTTCAAATGCCTGCATAATATTCTAAATTTTATTCAGTAGGTAACGGAGGAATATCCACGGGAGGTGTGGTCGGAGTATTGATAATCGGCTCACCTTTCCTTATGGATTGTATAAAGTTGAATGTTCTTGTAACATCATCCTGATGTTCGTTGAACCATCCGAGAATAGTTCCGGCAGTTTCCTTTATCTGTTGGAAAGTAGTAGGTACTACTGGGTCGGTATCTGGCAACTGCATATCTTTAGCAAAGAAATCATACATTTCCGTAGCCTTTTTCAAATCACCGTTTGCAATAGCCAGACAGGACATCTTCAATGACATCTTACTACTTGTTCTCAGTCCTTTAAGCATTTCCAACTTCACTTTATTGTTACTCCAAATCATGTTTAAACGGGTTAAAGGGAGTTCCCCTATTTAGAGAACTCCCGAATTTTTTACTGATTGCATCCGCATCCAGTGTTGCAGCAACAAGGCATAGCCGGTTGATACAAAGCTACGGGTTGAGGATTAACCTGTCCGTTTCTTCCGGAACCACCGTTCAGTAACAAAGCCAAAGCCTCTGCCTGAGCCAAAGCACTTGCATTAGCACCTGCTCCTGCGCCTGCTCCACTTTGTGCATTAGTGATGATACGGATAATATCCAGATTGTTAGGAGTCTGGTTATTCTGGTGGTTAACTCTCTCAGCACGTTCTGCCAAAGCAGTAGTAGCCAGAATATCAATAGCACGTTGGTTGCCCTTGCTCTGTGAGTTGGCATAAACACCACCGAAAATCCATGCGCCTACGGCTGCAAGGAGTGCGGTACTACCAATTGCCAGACCTGCGATACCAACACCTGATGGTCGTCTAGCTGATTTCTCAGCCATCATAAAATGTTCGTAAGAACTCATGTCAGTTCCTTTACCCATGTTAGCGATGGTCATTAATTCTTCCGCTGTCATAATAGTAAGTTTTAATGATAATTTTTAGAAATCTTCCTCTCATTAGGAATTGGTTCAAAGTTCGCTAAACATTCTCTCTTGGGAAAGGAATAAGTTACTAGCCCTTTACTTTTTCTTTACTGTCGAACACTTTAGCGTAAACTCTCTCATAGTTCAGATTCACAAAATAACGCTTACGCCTGTATTTAAAGTTATTACGTATAATACATACACCCGGACGTGTAAGTCCTGTAAGCTCCGCGATTTTATTATCTGAGAAACTACGGTTGCCCAGTATGTAGACTAGAATGTGTCGGGCATCCACACATTCCTCACAATTAGAGGTTAGAATCTTATCCTTGGAGATTCCTGTAACTTCTTCAACGACGCTCATTATGCGGTCGTACATTTCAATCATGGTATTCATTTTATATTCCAGTTAAACCTTTCTCTTAACTAATTTGTTACCTTTGTAATAACACCCCAAAAGTAATGTATATGAAAAACCCAGTCAATGACGTAAATACATCATATTTCAGTGAAGCTGAATTAAGAGTAGTGAAATTATTAGCCAGTGGCTCGTCTGAGAAGGAGATTGCTGACAGGCTATGTATCTCACGCCACACTGTTGACAACCATCTGAGGAATATTAGGGAGAGATTCGGCTTGCATAAGAATACGGAGATTATACTTCTGTACATTGCACAATTGAACCACAAACCATTCTCATTAGCCAATATAAAACAATATAGTCTTGAAGTAATCCTTGTGCTGGTGAATATCTGTACTTATACCGATTTGAAAAGTCTGTAAGTAATAAGAGTGAGTAGAAAGAAAATTATTCCTATGCCGGACAGAAGCGTTACGGCATAGAAGTACACAACCTCGCTTATAGGTACGTATTTGTAGATGAACGAACAGGCACAGATTCCTAGCAGGCATCCCAAGTTCAGTTTGTACCAAATACACATACGTTTTGCCGTAGCCATAACATAAAGAACCATTATCACAGAAAATCCTGCATTGATTGAACAATTATACACGAAGCTGTCTGTCAGCGAACCATTCAAGAATTTGTATCCGTGAATGTAGGCTGTTATAGTACAGATAAACGGTGCATACAACCGAACTAATCTACGCAGGACATCCATAGGCTTAAAAATGACTTTATTGCTTTGACCGATGCAAATATAATAGATTTATCCGAATAGGCACAAAAAAAGAGGAACTTTCTCAAGCTCCTCTTTCAAAAACCAATTAAATTACAATCATTTATTGCACAAACAAACAAGTTTTAACCGCCAGCTCCACCGATTTCAGCCCAATCAGCCACAGCCTTTTTGGTATCCACACGGATATAGAGTTTCTTACCAGTCAAGTCAGTGTACTGTGAACCTACTTTAAATACATGAGTGTCCGTAACCAATCTATCGTCAACATCAGCCGGAGCACCCTTACCAATCGCAACAGCATACAAATGTGTCTTATCTGCCGGATTGAGGATTGTTAAGTTTTCAATTTTAGCCATTTTGTTAAACTTTTAAATATTACACATTTTTGAAACGTCAACTACGAAATTCTGTTCCGTTTCAAAGATACAAATAATATTCTTAATTACAAGTCTTTTGGAATATATACTTTATTAATTTGATTCTTGAACACATCATATATACATCCCATCTTGTGTGCCTGCATATTCAATATGACAAAACTTGACAGGTTATCCTTGGATAGGTTTTCCATAAGTTCGGCATAAGTAAGTTTTGAACCCCACATAAGTCCGGCAGCTATTTTACCTTTAAATTTCGGGTGTGCACCTATCCATTCTTTCATTTGTTCATAGTCGGAAATATCATCTATGACAAATTTAAGATAATCGTGTTCATCCATAAGCACCCAGTTTTCCGAGCGCATTTTTGTAGTTTCTCCTGTACTGCCTAGTTTATAGTCAACCACAAAAGATATACGATTTACGTACTCTCCGCCCATGTCACCATAGTAATTTCTGAAAGGAGCATAATTGGCTAGGGAAACAGACCCGTTAGTTTCTACCACGATAAGAAAGTTAGCTTGAATGAGGTCTGTAATCAACTTAGGAATATCTGGGCGCTTCAACAATGGTTCACCACCTGTAAGGCAAATGATGTTATGCCCTATATCATGGCACGTGGCTAGTATTTCGTCAAGTCCCATTTCGGTTCCACTACTCATTTCCAATGCCTCCGGAGTATCACAAAGAACTCCTTTGGTTGATTTGTAACATCTCAAGTTACATCCTGATAAACGGATAAAAGTACATGGCATACCGATTCCGAATCGGTTTACCTCACCCATATAGCCGGGATAGATGCTGTTTATTTTCATATTGGTTATATTTAGAATGATAAGACAAATAATTTTTCCGAGCGGTTAAGATAAGGGGAAAACATTTCTCTCTTACTTTTGTAGATGCCGCAAAAGTACCCTATGGCATTTACAATCGTATCACGGAGTTTAGGTTTCTCACTACGCAAAAGGTCTATAAGCCTTTCGGCACGTTCCTCGGTAGGAGTATCCAAGTAGTCGTTTATACGTTCATAGTATCTTCCCAGCGTGATATTACCCCTTACCATAGGGTAGTAAGTCTGATGTCGGTAATAGTTAGCCATTTCCCCTAATAGGGAAATACATATAACACCTCCGGCAAGTTCAGCCAGACGTGTGTTTTCTACAATCTTGTTTTTAGTTCCGGTCAAGGATTTCAAAGGCTTTTCACAACCTTTGGGAACTCTAAATTCAATAGAACTCCCCACTAAGTAGTGGAAGAGTTCTTGGGTACGTTTGTTCTCCATAACTGTCTAGGTTTCTTATGATATTTCGTAGAATGTAGTCTGCGTTTCGGTTTTCTCATTGCCGTTTTCTTTTACATGAAACTTTTTCGGTTTCCTTTTCCTCCACTATTTCCTCCACATCAACTATATCCTCACGTGAGGACGGTTTTGCCGGAATGGATATGTTGGACGGTTGTTCTATTTCCTTGGGAGCACCTCCGAATATTTTGGATAAGATACCACCGCCGGCAGAAGTGGCAGCACCCCCAGCAGCACCTTTAGCCTCGATATTTACCGATATTCGTTCTCTTCCCAGTTCGGCTTTGGCAGCCATCAAATCATTAAGGCGGTCAATCTCTCCGGAAAGTCCGGCATCAGCGACACCACCGTCAACCTTTTCAATAACAGAACCTCTTCTTACTCTTTCATACTGGATGTCAATAAGGAAGTCCATCATATCGGCAGGTGTGGCAGGTTTCTTGTCACCCCAGTCTATACCACAGGCAAAATCCTTTCTGTACATAGGACACTTGTCATAAATGTAGCAGGAATTGCAGTTCATTCCTACGCCTATAATCTCATTTACAGATACCTTGTCACGGGTATTGACAATAAACTTGTCAAAGTCCTCACACCATATATCCATAGGGAGAGTTTTTATCCGCTTAAGATAATACTCCCGACAGTCAAGAAGATTATCCTCGGTTTTTCTACAAGTCATGCAGTCGGGATAACCCCCTTTTTCAAAGAAAGGACACAAATGTCTTTTCAACAAATCAGCATCCTCCGTACCACGAACAGCCTCGATTCTTTTTTCAATTGTATCAGTTGCCATACTATCTTCTTGTTTTATCGTAATACAAAACAGGTTTATTCTTTAGCTTGCAGTGAGCGATTTTAAGAAATTCCCTGCGGAATCCCAACCACCCTAGCAGGTTCATGTTATTTATAGGAATACGCTTTTCACCACGTATATCTTCCATACTCAGCCCGGCATCCTCATATTTGATACGGTTAGCCTTTCTTCTGTACTTATGTTTGTAGTCAATGGTGCTGAAATTTTTCCCGTCATAGTTATAAGTAGTACCAAAACGAGTACCTCCCAACCATGTTACAGAATCCACGGAAAAGAAAGGGAATCTTTGCAACAGGTTCATTTCGGTCCAAGCAAACCCATGTACTTTTGTTCCATAGGCATTTGTAATGCGATATATCTCGGCAGCATTGTCTTTCATAGTCTGGTTACATCCTACGTAGTTATGTTGCTGGCAATACTCTTTAAGGCGTAACAGACCAGTCTTGTCACCCTGTGCGTCCTGATGCACCACATATACTACGTTTATATCCTTTTCGAGCGGTTTGAAATATTTTTCATTCCATCGGTCAACAACTTCCCTACCTACAATCATGTCCAAGTCAAGGTTTGCAGCGACAAATATAAACTTTTTATTTTCATGCAACCAAGCCACGTATTCCTCCAAATAAGGAAGCCAGTATTCTTCGGTAGTCATTTTATGCTCCACTTTTTTACCCATAAAGGAGAAAGCTCCGGAGTCCGTCATAAATATACCACCTTCCTTATGTTGTTTCTCCAATTGCGGTGGGTAAAATTTGAGTGACTTTCTCAAGTAGAAGTAAGAAACCAACGTGTCCTTTATACCGAAATCCCGTAATGTGGTATAGTCACCTACGGATGATGCGGAAAAGAACAGAGTGGCTTTTCTTTTACTCAACTCATTACCTTCTTCAAGAACTCTGCGCTCCATTTTTCCCTACGTAATGAAGTTATTACTTTCTGGCATTTGTCACATACTCCGCAATTGCGTTTTTCGTTTTCCCCATCGGGGCAAAAAGTAAGATGTGAGTAATCTAGCGTACTTAATTTCTTAGCCAGTTTTACAAACGGCACATTCATTGCCGGAGCAAGAAGTTTAATCTTATAAGACTTGGCAAACAAATATTTTGCCTCTTCATAGAAAAGATAACCACCGTCAAACCATGAACTTCCCAAATCCACAGCACCGTATGCCACTTTCTTTATTCCCATAGCAGTAGCATAATTACCTGCCATAGAAAGAAACAAAAGATTCCGGCAGGGAATATCCACATTATGCACGTTACCATCCTTATCACGAATAGGCTCAAACTGTAAGGGGTAAGTTACTTTGCGGAAACTCTTGACGGAATCTTTATAGATTTCAATATAATAACCTATTGCAGACAGTTCTTTTTCAATATTGTCCTGCCCATAGTCAACATAGAACAAATGAATATCATACGATTTGGAGAGTTTATCCAGATTATACAGGCTTTCAAAACCTCCAGTAAACAGCAAAACTACTTTTTCTCTTTTCATAATCTTATTAAAATAGAAAAAAGCCCACTATGTAAATAGCAGGCTTTTTGTGAATACTTTTGGAGGGCTTAACGTCTACGTCCACCACGAGTAGCAGTTCTACGTCCACTGCCACCACGAGTAGCAGTTCTACGTCCACTGCCACCACGAGTAGCAGTTCTACGTCCACTGCCACCGCCTCTACGAGCAGTACCGGCAGCGCCACCACCGCCTCCACCTCTAGTTGTTCCCATAATAGTGAAAATTTAAAAGTCCAGCAGTATTCATTTATAAAGCGATTAGCTGTAAAAACCGCTTGTGCAAATGTACTAAAAACTTTTATTCTTCCAAATAAAACCTGCGAAATTATATACTTAAAAAGAATATTTTAAGTCCAATAGCAGTAGTATTCAAGGACGCATCCTGAAAAAACGGCTGGACACCTATCAATATTCCCTTTTTAGCAAAAAATTTATTGCTTATAATTGCACCCTTAATAGCTTGGTTAAGCGCACCCGCACCAATAACTCTTATTATAATATCATTATCGGGATTGCTTTGGTAGGTAGAATAAATACTACCAGCCAATTTCTTGGCATCAGTAGATGAACTGCATCTTAGGGTAGTGACTTTTTCTTGTACTTCATTAATTGCTTCCATAATTACTACGATTTTACCCAGCGTGACTTTGAATAGTGCAAATATAACAATTATTCGTCTACTTCCACAGATTCAAGTTGTATTTTTGAAATCTTATGTAAATCTTCCGGACGTATAACAAGCAGGTATCCTTTACCACCTTTTTGGCGCAAAGCGATAATGGGAATTTTTTTCTCCACTTTAGCCTTGTTCCTAGTATCCTCGAACAAAGTCCATATAGCGGATTTTCCCCTAACCTTACATTCAATGTACAGTTTGGGATGAAGCGTGTCGCTGTTAGTATTATGACCGCTATTACTTCCGGACAATGGAACTCTCTTTGTACCGAAATGTTTGGCAACTTCTCTTTCAAATGACTTCCAACAGCTCTTTGACGTTGGTTTCTTAACCACTACATTATTCTTACGGATAACTTCCTTCTTAGGTCGTAATCTCCTACCGATACTTCTTTTAGGCATTACATTAAAACGGTTAATAGTTCCACTGGAATATCTACTCTTACAAAATGTGGATTATTGCAGGCGTTCCAGTTTTCATTAGAATTTAGGTAAGGCTGATAAAGATTACACATCCCGTTTTTGTAGAACTGGGTAATCTGATATACCTTGCCTGAATATACACTTTTTATATAGCTTCCCAAAGGGAAACAACTAGGATTATGGGGCATAAGTCTACATATTTTCGACACCTCTTCGTGTCAGTTCCCTACTAAGCATTGCCAGCACATTACTGAATGATTCGAGTTTTCCCGCAAGTAGGTCACGGAATATTTCCGCTTCCAGAAGTTTCTTATTCAACTTCTCCACTTCGGGAGTTACTTTAGCGGAAGTTTTTCTTTCGGTTACAGTACCACCACCTGCGGACAGCATCGCCTTATCACACGCTAAGTCATATTCAGACTTACATTGGGCATAAACAGCACAGGCTTCCATGTGTCTATCCTCGGTAAATTCACGCCATGCGGAATATTTGGCAATCATGTTACCCAGTTCGGTAGAACTTGTTTCCGCTATGGTTACTGGCATTGTGGGTAAACCTCCTTTTGGAGCCTCTACCTCGGCAAATACTTTACGGAATCTTTCTAACGGAGAAGATTCCTCTTTAGGTTTTCTTACTGGCATAATTTGTGAGATTTAATGTTTAAAACAATAAGTTGTATAAGGACAGCTCAAAGCAGCCTTGCAATGGGCGTCCGGACAAATTCTTGCAGGAGGAGTTTTAGTTTCCACACAGTCAATAATAGTGTTCATCTTTTCATCGGCTTTTTCCAACTCCGTTTCATTTACGGGCATGAGGAAATCCTTTATTTCGGAAGTATCCTTGTTTATGTACAGGTACAGAACTTTAGTAGCACCTAGTTCTCTAGCGTACAGGGATGCCTGAAACTCATGTTTGGCAAATGGACGGAATATCGCTTTTCTGTAAAAGAAAGAGTTCATGGTCTTTATTTCCAAAACCACTTTCTCCCCGAATACCGATTTCTTGAATACACCATCAGCCTTACCATTTATGTAACGGTCTTTATTCACTACTGGAACTTCCGCCTGTTCGAGAAGTCCTATTTTATAAAGTATAGCCTGCATATATACATGATACCATGTACCCACATCGAATGTTCTTTGAAGTTCCCCCGTGATGGTGGAAACCCTAACGTCACTGGGAGGAAGCCTACATAAGTCATAGTACATGAGCCTTGGGCATCCGTCCAATAATTGTGACGGGTGAAATACACCTTCTGCACGTTTATCCGGAGCCATTACAGTCATATAGAAATCCATGAACTCCATAAAGAAAATATCACGGTTAAAATCTTCTGTTATACCAAGAAGTTTCTTAATCTTTCTGCGGATTCCCAAAACGGAAAATATACTGGCAGAAGTAACCCCGTTTACACAGGCAGAATTTATCTTATCAGAAATTGATAAAGGTTTCTCATCGGAAGAACCTTTTATAGTTTTACGGAGTAACCTCCCTATACCACCTCTAGTCATTTTTATTTAAGTTAAAAGGAAAGGAGCAGCCATTTCTGAACTGCTCCTAACACGGAATGGAAAATTACAAATATCAGAGAGTCTGGTGATTCCAAAGTGGCTCGAACACTTGACCCACGCCTTAGCTTACCACATTACATTTCTGTAACCATTAGAAGAACTAATGTTGTAGTCTGGACTATGTTTTCACCATTGCAGGTGGGCTGCGTATAGCCTCTACGGAACCTCTTATAAGAGAGTTTCCTCGGCGTTGTCTTTCTGTATTTCTTATATACAGTTAAGAGATTCACCGATATAGCAGCCTCCAATGTATGTGTTACGCCATGATGTTGTAGTTGTGCATATAATCTACCTCTACACTTAGAACTACAACAAGTACAATTATATTTAGAGGGTTTAACCAAATGAGTATTGCGTTTTTCCCTCTCAAATACTCTCCCACAAATAGGACATCTAAACAGTGCCATTAGAATACCATTTTCTAAACCATGCAATCTACTATGAGTAGAACAATCAAGGATTTCAAGATTCCTTATACTATTGTTCTTTTTATTGTGGTCTTTGTGGTGTACTATCTCATTACTATTAAGAACTCTACCAAGATGATTTTCCATTAGAACCCTATGTAATAATACATAACCATTTTTAGTTGCACTAGGATGGTCTGGAACTAAAGCATACAAATAATCACCTTTACTTATAATTTTCTTAATCTTCCACATACATGCTCCAATTTTTCAAAGGGCGTTGCTCTATCCAACTGAGCTATGGAACCAAGTGGAACAGCATCGGCAATCTCACAAATCCAACGCTGTTCCTAGAACATCATTTAACCTCCGATTTGATGTTTCAAAGATAACAAATATTTTTTAGTTTCCAAAATGCTGTTTATAAAACATGAACTTTTGCTGCACTTAGAGTAGCTTTCTTGATTACTTTCCCTAAGCTGAAAGCGAGATTACTCATGTCCTCAAGCACAACCCAATGTTTGAACATTGTCTTTGGGTCATAGCACATATTAATACAGACCTGAATTACAGTAAAGTCCATTTTCTCTACTTTATCCACACATTCCTTTGTATGTTCTATCGCCTTACTGCCCCTGTAACGGGAAGCACTCGGTTCACCGTCTGATAGAACAAACAGCAAAACATGATTCTGTGTCTGTTTGCGAATACGCTGGGCGGTTTCAAGTATGGCAATACCATCCCTGTTTTCACATCTTGCCTCAACAGAACCCAGGGAATACCTTGGCTTGAAAGTTTTTTCACGGTAAATCATTAGTTCGGTAGCACCGTCAAAACGACTGTCACCCGAATGACCGTAAATGAACAGTTCCACTTTTGGAGAATCCCCCAAAGCCTCATTGATAAGTATGGCAGTATCACGGGCAGCTTCTATTCTACCACCGCACATGGAACCACTCTCGTCAATAAGCACGCCCACACTTACACCGTCAGTCCTTACTTCACCTTGTCGGATATATACGGTAGGAACACCCTGTACGGCTTCGGCAAGTTTGGAAGTATCCAGCATACCGCTTCTCATAGAGCGGTGTATGTACTGGTATTCCTTACAATGGCAACGTATAACTTTGGATATTGCCGGAGCATAACGTTTAACTCTGGCAAGTGATTCCTTGTACCGTTCCTCATTAGTAGGAGGAAATTTGAAAAAGGCATCCTTGGTTCCTCCCATATCTACTGTGCCCTCACATACATCTCCAAGCAAACCTCTGTCCTTTTTCACGGCATCAGCAATTTTGGAGTCATCCATACGGTCCGGCATTGAACGGTCAAGTTTGTCAAGTATATCCGAACTGTCGGATGCCATTCGTTTCTCAACCTCCACACCCGATAGTCCTCCTCCGGAAGCGGAATCCTCTTTCATTTCCTCTTCAAGTTTGTCCTTATAGAACTCTTTAAGAATATCAAAAACCTTATAGGCAGCGAGAATCGTTTCCTTAGTAGTTACTGGATAGGGTAAAAGCACTTTCTTTATTTCAACGAGATATGGAGCATACTTTACTATCTCGGCTTCATCTATGTATTTAGGGTATCGGACAATCTCCAGTATAAGATTGAGAAGAACCTCAAAATCATTAAGTTCCGATTTTTCTTTTTTGGGAGCGACATAATCCAAGTAGTAACTGTCAAACCAGTAATATTTGCTTCGTTCCAAGAATCGTGCGAAACCCGGTTTCAAATCACCGCAAAGTTTCTCAATACGTTCATCTTCCAGTATATTGAATAATCGGGATATGATTCTGTTACCGATAGAAGTCAGACGTTCCTTGTTTGTGTACAACAAGTGGCATCCCTCATGTACAGTGGTCCCCAAAAATACGTCCAACCGTTCACCAACAGTAAGAGCCTTGTCAGTAAGCATTATGGTGGAAACCTGTACTTTCTGAAAGTCAGTGAAACTGTCCTCCCCGTTATGAATTACAACTTTTACCTTGTAGGGAATATCCATAGAAGTTATCATATCACGTGCCAGAGGATATGCACGCTTTATCAGTTCTGCTTCATCAGCACATTCCAGATAGTAGGAAGAATAGGCACTTCCCTCTTCCAAGGTACTTTCCCAATCAAGTTTCCCCTCTTTTCGTATATGTGTGAACGCCTTACCGTCACGTTCCAACCAATCTTCCAAAAGTTCGTCCACGATTTCATCGGTGACAACCATATCTTTATCCACAGCCATAGTCAATATGTTATTTTAAATAGTTCCTTTTTATAATACCCGGTTTTAAGCAACTCGGATTTCTTGGCATTAAGTATAGGAAACGCCCTATCTTTCAAGATGCGTTTCCCGTTATACCACAAGCTACCGTAGGTCTTTTTCTTAGGTTTGTCTACGGGAAATTGATTACTTGTTGCCATAGGCAAGAAATTTTTATCTACTACTAATCACCCTGCATACGATACCACGTTCTCCATCGGAGCGAGTACCTTCAAAAAGAGGAAGAAGAACCAGTTCCATAGCACGTACCAAATCCCATCCGTCAGCAACCAAGTCACCCACCATAAGAGTTTCACGGGTGGAAATGGAACTGCTTATCTCCTGTTTGTTATACATATTACGCAAACTGTTTGCAACCTTTGTAATAATTGTAGCGTCCGAAAGGGAAATTCCACAGCGTTTTACCAAAACCTTGTTTTCCTGTTCCGGTGGCATATATGATAATTCGATAGGGAAGAAACGTCCTACAAGTGCACGGTCCATACTCATTGTACCCGTATATTCCACACCAACATTGGCAGTTGCTACAAAACAACATTCCGGATGCACTTCTATTTCACGTAAGTCCTCACCGCCGGCAATTTCCACAGGAAGTTTTCTACGGCTGTCAAGACAGGGAAACAGAATGTTATTAGTAGTAACGGGTGCACGGGATAACTCGTCCAAAAGCACTACACCCGGTTTGGATATATCCCTTGTAAATTTGGCATAGTCAAATACTGATACACCTCCCTTTTGCAATCGGTGTACACCTAAAAGTCCGGCTACTGGGTCATACATGGAACCCATATCATAGACAGAACAGGATATGCCAAGTTTCTTACAGGCAAGTAACACAAGTTCGGTCTTACCACCACCCGTAGCACCGATAAGCATCGTGTTCACCTGATTCTGAATATTACGCATAAGCAGATACCATACATCTGAATCTACATAGAAACCCTCTGAACCGATAGAGGGGATTTTAAATTCCGGATTTGTTTTCATCTTCCCCAATAAAGTTTTGGAGGAAGTCTTGGTGTCCTTTTTTTCATCTGAACTGCCAGAATCATAAGAAGAGGTGGAGGTACCTATAAATATTTCATAGGCTCTAACCATTTCTTCGGTAGGCTTATGTTTCGGGTCCCGATAATCAGCATCAAGAATACCGATAGGAAAGATGTTTCCTGCCTGATAATACTTACTGGCAGGCTTGAGCATATCGGTCACAAAGGTTGTACCCGTGGGGTACGCATCCCTTAAAGACCTGTCGGCACTTACATTTACCGTGCTGTCGATTTTAGTACCATCTTCAAAAGTCTGACCGTTAAGTGCCTTACAACGTTGTCTACCCTCTTCTACGAGAGTTCTCAAAAAGTAATATTTTTCCATTTTGTGAGATTAAAAAAGTTTATGTGATTTTTCTAAGTTATAAATTATACTCTCTGCGGTGCTCAAATCCAGATTTTTTCGGAGTGTTCTTTTCCGGAATCCTGTACCATCAGTCATTTGTGAATATTCCACCACTTTAAACAACCCGTGTTGTTGTTTCTTATATTCAAAGCGGAATATACGGTATAAGTTTATTTTCGGCATAGTTAAATATACAAATTTTTATGGAAATAACAAAACCCCCCTAACTGTTATCCTTATACGCAAGTTCAATCAAAAATTGTAAGTCCTCATAAGTAAGAATAGCAAGGCTGTCACGGGATTTCTCAAAATCCACCACAAAGATAGGAATTTTTTTAGCCGAACATTTCTTTTTCAGTTTAACCCACTCGGATAATTTAAGGCTATATGATTCATGGGCTGTGGTTTTTGCCTCAATTTCACAAAAATCAGTAATCACATCATTTTGCCCGAATGTGGCTCCTGAATTGATAGTCGTATAGCCACGGAGTTTTTTAGCTATACGACTTTCCTGTTTTTTGGAACGCTCCCGTGTAGTAGTGGAACCGTCCATAAGTTTGTTCAGATACCCGAATTTACTCTTTACCATTGTATAGAATATATCCGGTGAATCTTCATTACGCTATCCCTGTAACTGGTGGTAAGAGTTACAGAGTAACCAACACTTTTAAGTATCTCTACCAACTCGGACACATCCGTACAGAATCCTATCGTCAATGAACACTTGCCGCTTTCAGCAGCCATTTTTATTTTGGTAAATACCTCCCTGTAAGGAGTGGTGGCGATTTCCCTCGCCTGTTGTGCAGTAAGATACTGCTGTTTTTGTTTTTCAGTCATATTCCTAAAATAAGTTTTGTACACTAAAATAAGAAATTTTATCAGAACTTTCAAGCCACTTGGAATACTCTTTACGAGCATGAGTTTCCCAATTGGTTTTTCCCATATTAAACCCATGAAGAACTTCTTTGTTCCATGCGTGCATTACAGCTTGTTCCAAAGTATCATGCACACAGTCAGAACGGGTAAGAGGATGTCCATACCCATGGGTACTTGCCATAAATGAAGTAACACAACCCCATTTTCCATTTCTTTGAACCGCCTCAAAACAAAGACCAGTCTTGGGAACCTTCCATTGTAGGAACGTTACTGCTACACCAAAACAATTAAATACTGTTTCTTGGGGAAATAGTATTTCTATTAATGTTGTAAGTACGCAAGCATCTATCATATTTCTGATTTAAATTTCTTGTTTATTTCTTTTTCTGCCGCCTTGGCTCCTTTCTTGAATCCCTCCACAAAGCTGTCAAAACAAATTCTGTTTATTTCTGGAGTACAGCTTCTCAAAAGTGGGCAAATCGAACATCTTTGGCTAAGTCCGGCTGACTTCTTGGCTATTTTCGTTACGTTTTTCATAGGCTTTACACTCTTCACAATGCAGTTTGTAAGCATGGGCAAACATTCCTAGAGTAACAGGTTCAAAGCTAAAATCCGCTTGCTTCCCTTCTATAACAACAGAAACACACAATTGTCCATCGCAAAAGTCAATATACGCTTCACCACCTCCATGTCCTTTAATGGAAAGTGTTTGTGTCTGTACGCTATCCATTATTTACCTCCTTTAATCTTTTAATTAGTGCATCAGCGCAATTAACCGCATATTTAGCGATTGCATCAGAATTACCCCCACGGTCATCTGCTACAACAACCTTAATAATATCTTTCGCTAATTCGTACCTACGTTGTTCCCAATCAATTACTAAATTCCCAACATTCAAAAAATCAAGTTCGCATTCTCTGTAAACCATGTTATCACATACATATAGATTATCTCCGCTATGTTGAGCGTTGACATTTACTTTGGGAATTACATCTACCAAAACCCCTGTTGCTTTTACTCTTGCTTTCATTGTTCCTCCTTTATTTTAAAATGTTCAATCAATTCGTTTACAGTAGCCTTGTGTATTTTTCTACCTTCATTACATACTTCATCACCACATTTAAACCATAAATCCCCATCGGTAAACCATTGGTACTTGTCCGTATCATCCCTTAATGCAGCGATAGCTAGGAAAAGTTCCTCGTTAGCTCCGCAATCAACAAGGACATCTATTTCTTTAAGAGCATTTATATCATCATCGCGCCATGAATAAACCGAAATAATTCCAAACATACAAGTACATAGATTATGCCAACCTAAATATGGATTACAATAATAGCCAAGTTCTTTTAATCTATTTCTAATATTATCAGTATTTTTGCGTATGAAACACGGTGTTGTAAATCCCATAGTTATTCCTCCTTAATTATTCGCTCATTTATAATAAACTCTCCATGAATATCAATGGGAAGCATATTGGAAACACTCGCATGATAAGTCTTACCGTCCATTGCCTTACATAGTGGATGTATTTCTTTAGGCATAGGGGCAGGACATTTTTTACAATGTCTTATCATTTCAAAATGTCTATTTTCCTTATTGCCACAACATATGAAGTAAGATAATGTTATAATCACCCACTTCCAAAACTTATATTTATCCCTTTTTAAGCCATATATGAATGTGGTCAATACAAGGGTAATAAGTATAAAGTATATTGCAAAGCTGATTCCGTAAAATGTGTTCATATTTTAATACTTGAATATAGGAAAAATTTAGGAGGAAAACAATCTGAAAAATAAAGCCCCACTGGATTTTCCAATGAGGCTTTGAGTTTACTTTTTGATTGCATCACGTAATTTGCGGAGAGGTGAATCTTCCACGTTCTTTTCGTCATGGGGTTTTGACGCTTGAAGTTTCTCCATGTTCTGCTTTGTAAGTTTACCAACCATTTGTAGTCCTTGGCCACCAAACAGTCCTCCAAAAAGTCCTTTTGCCATAATCGTAAAGTTTTAGTCAGTTTCCGGTTTTTTGTCCTCCACAGGTTTTACTGTATAACGACTTCCTGTACCTTTGACAATTTGAAAACCGTTTCTTTTCAACAACTTGTCAGCCAGTTTACTGGACACCCTCCAAAGGTTCCCCAAAAATAAATTGTTAGGGGGTAAGTTGACATATCTCTTGCTGCATTTGAGGATAAGAACGATTTTCTTAAATTCATCTTCGGTCATTTCAATTTTCTTTCCCATAGTCAAATATTAATATCCGACTAACTCGGTACTAAAGTAGTATAATTGCTGATTATCTAACCTATGATTGGTTACTACTTTGTTACTCCGTCAGCCGGATTTGTTAGTTACTCGATTTTCTCAATACGTTCTTTCTTGTACTTTATGATTTCACCTTGGCATATCAAGTGAACGCCCAAAGTAATAAGAAGCACACCTACAACCATTCTCCAGTTATGGAAAGTTATACGGAACGGTGAAAAACTTACCTCAGTGTGGAGAGCCATAAGAAACACAAGCACCGCCACAGGAATAAGCACAGGAGTTACATCAAAACATCTCACGGTACACCTCCTTTTCCAGCTTTTTAAGCATCCCGGATTTTGTAAGTTCACTCACGAAATTGTTTATGCCCTGTACATGGAGGTCTTTATAGTCATACCAAGAACCTTTACGTTCTACGAGATTATATTTCATGGCAAGGTCAACTATCTGTCCGGAGGCATCAGTAGAATATGCCTGTGTACCTCCATAGTCCACATAAGCGTAAAAGAATGTAGCACTTCTTTGGGGAACACCCACCTTGTTTTTCACACATTCAATGGATATGTTTCTTCCTATTACAATCTCACCCTCATCAACTTTGGCGTTGAGTTTTTTAAGTGCCTTGAATTTCACGGATAATGATTTCGTGCGCTTTAACTGTTCACCGTTACGTATTACTTCTGGGTCGCCGTATGCTATGCCCGTTTTTTGGTATGCCGAGTTGATAACTATAAGAGTGGATTCCTTTGTCGGATTACTGTTCATGGCAGCTTGGAATTTACGGCACGCCTTATTCCAGAACCGTGCTCCGGAAGCCATCTGCTGGTCTTCCATAGATTTTCCTATTTCCTCGTCAGTACCGATAGCGGACATACTGTCCAGAACCACAAGACTTATTTCCTCATTTTCAAGCAATGCCTGTATAATATCCACACAGTTACTAAGTAGGGTAGGTCTTACCAAAATAAGACCCTCATTGTCAATACCGAAATTTTCTCCCCAGTCGGGAGTGTAGGTAGCCTCAATATCCACAAGAGCAACTCTTCGTGCCACAGGTGGTTTTTTGGGCTTATAACCGTCACGCAGTTCAAAGGATTCCAGTTCCCTCATTGTATCATCACCTTTATAGGTGAATGACTTGAAAGCGTTAGGCTCATGGTTCGCCCAATCATAGTGCTGGAATTTTGCTATGGCATCATAGGAAGCATAGCTTTTAAGGGAACCGTTCTCACCATAATGTTCGATAACTCTTCCTATGGGGAAACCTCCACAGGTAACATAGTTATATGCCGGAATACGGCTTAATATCTTACGGCACTTAGGTAGTGTAGCCGCAGTGTGAACAACCCCGTCACCCATCGTATCATTGAACTTGGATAACATAGAGTTTAGGACTGAAAGTTTTTTAGCCATAGTTTATTTGTAATTTTCCATTTATAATACTCCCATTACTAGACCATAGTTGAATCTGTATGGATAAGAAACAATATCGTCATTTTTCATCTCGCCCCAGTTTGCAAGTATTTTGCCATCGGCAATTAACGGCACGTCCAGTTTGACGGTGTTTTCCATACAGTCAATAACCACTTTTTCACATTCCATCATTTGGTCCTCACGTACTTCAATAAGAACCTCATCGTGAACCTGCAATAAAAAATGGGCATCAAGATTAAGTTCCTTGAACTTCCGGCACATTGCGATAGTAGCCAGTTTCACTATATCCGCACCAGTTCCTTGGATAATGGTGTTTACCGCCTGTCTTAATTCGGCATAATACATGGCTTCATTACGGGTGAACTTGGACTTTGTAGTTTCCTTGAAAACACGTATTCTACCGAACAGATTTTTCACGTACCCATGTTTTCGGGCAAAATTTTCAGTAGCTTCTTTCCAATGGGCAAATCCTATGTACGACTTATGATAATTGTCAATCATCTCAATGGCACGTTCCTTGGTCACATTGAAAGTTCTCATATACTTACCGATTCCCATACCGTACAGCACGCCAAAGTTCATTGTATTATGGGTAATCAATGTTCCAGTCATATATAAATGACTAGGAGAATCTACATTCAAGTCACATAGATAGTCAGTTCCTAAAGATAGCACCTGCAAAACCTTATTAGGTGAATTTTTAGCACCCTTACCGATTTTAGAAACACGCTCAATAAGTGATTCAATCTTATGTGGACACTTTATAACATTGCTATGTAACAAATCACTTAATGAATCTGAATAGATATGTATTCTAAAATACCATCTGTCATAGGTTTTGTTCCAAGTTGGTTCTACACCAAAATTATACCCTATTGAGTTTAATAAGAAACATAAATCCTCAGCAAGCTGAATACTCTTGGTACAAATACTGGTAGTACCAGTTTCAGAAATTGTTCCATCGGTATCAATAAGACCGCCAAGGAAACTTTTCCGCATTTCAATAGTACCATTAAGAACCCACAAAGGAATTTTGAAATTCTTCTTTCCACGTTCATCAGACAGACCAAAGGGAATCATAAATTTGACAAACCTTGAAGAGCCTAAATACATATAATTTATATTAGACCTTTCAGTGAGAGGAAGTCCTTTTTTAGCAAATTCATCTTTTAGGATTTTCCTCCATGATTTAAAGAATCGCCCTTTTCCCACAGAAACACCTATATGCTTTGCCGAGAAACATCCGTCACCAGTCAACACCCCAGCAATATAAGACCACTGTGAATCCATTCTAATAGAAAAGGTATCTCCAAAATCAAAGAACGGATTATAATCTATTGTAGTTTCAGAACCTTCATAGACCACTTGGGTGTTTTCTGAAATTTCATCACCTATTTTTAAATCGCCTGCACGTTTTAATGTGCCATCAGCCATTACATATTGATGGTTAATAGAACTACGAACTATTCCCCGCTTTGTAATGATGCCGAGTGTACTATCGTATCCATTTGAATAGAACGAATTTACACCTATCATTCCGGAACCGTTGAATACAAAGGAAATCATAGGGCTATCAAAAGTGTCTTTAAGACGACACGCAGAAACCTCACCTATACGTAATACACCTTTGTCAGTAAAAATAAGTGTGTTCTCATTTACACATTTTGCCTGTTTACGGGTAATATTACAGGCTTTGGCAACCTCACCATGTGGGTCACGTCCGTGCAGGAAGATATCCATAAACCGTTCATCCTTACTCATGTGCGCCATCACACGGAGTTCCAACTGTGAGTAGTCATAGTTGACAAACTTATAGCCCGGTCTTGGAACAAATGCCTCACGTATGGGAAAATGGTAATTGTTAGGTTGGTTCTGTAAGTTAGGTCCGGTAGATGCGAAACGTCCTGTCTTTGTACCACAACTGTTCAAGTCACCTCTTAGAACCGAGTGCTCGTCAACCAAGTTAGGAATAGCCTTAACATATCCGGTGTACAATTTGTTCAACTCCGAATATTCGTTCATAAGAGCACCGACACGTATTCCCATAGAATCCCATTCCTCAAATGTAGCAGCATCCGTACTGGGTGCTCCTGTTTTTTTGGAATAGCTTACAATAGGAAGTTTCATCTTATCAAAGAATACGGCAGCTTTCTGCTTTGCAGAATTTAAGTTGAACACACAACCGCACTCATCATACACCTCATCAAGTATCTTGGGAAGTTCGGCAGTTATCTGCTCACCCATTTCCTTTAACAAGGGAACATCAATAAGAACCCCACGAATTTTGGCATCCCGAAGAATCGGAATAAGCGGAAGTTCAATTCTATCATGTATTCTATGGGCATCCTCATCCATAAGAGGATTATACTTGTAGAATACTTTCGTGGTCCAGTAAGTATCCTCACCAGCATAGCCAGCAAGAAGTTCAAGCAGGGAATCACCTTCAACAGACCAGTTTATCTTATTCCACGCCTTACCGCATATCTCCTTAAAGGTCTTTTTGACATAACCGAAATCCTCGGCAACACGTTTCTCTAGCTGTTTGTCGAGTGACGGGTTTACTAGATGAACCATAACCAGTGTGTCCGCGAATATCTTATAGCACTCATCCTTGATACCGTTCATCTTATTTATCATGGTATCGTACTTGGCGTTGTGTGCTATCAGCTTGTAATGGGGAAACCTCTCATTGCAAACTTCGGCAAGTTCATTCATTGGAACCCCTTTTGAGAAGAAGAAATCCAATGGAATAAAACAAGCCCCCACACCTCTTTGGTGCAAGGAAAGTCCTAGAGGAATCGCATCATATTCCAACCCTGTGGTTTCCCAGTCAAATGCAAGAAGTTTATCCTCTTCGCACTTACTGAAATACTCCTTTACTTCCCCGATACTTTCAAGTAACTGAACCACACCTTTGAAAACAGGAATCTTTATCATAATCACTTCAAATAAGAATAAGGAGTTAAGTCTTGAACCTAACTCCTTACAGTTAACACTTAATCTTCATCGGTATAACCTGCTTCGTCAATTTCGTCCTCCGTAGGTGGCTGACAATATTCCTCGGCAGTCATTCCCTGTTCATCCCAGTCAATAGGTCGCATACGCTTATCATCTTCGTCAAAAGCCTGCTCGAAGTTATAAGTGGAATCCTTACCCTCGCCGGAACGTGTGACCTCAAGAACCATTTGATTAAGTTCTCTTCCTTTCTTGTCCTTATCCCTAACCTGTTTAAGTGAGTTAGCGATAGTAGAACCGACAATCCATATCTTTTCAACAGGTTTGTCGTTCTTAAACCGTTTCTTATCACTGTCCCAAGTACCACGGTAATCAAGAATCTTGAAAGCAGCACGCCATGTCTGTTTGACACCATCGGAACAAAGGACACAATGTTTTCCTGTATTCAATTGACAGGGAACAATAGTCCATTTTCCTCGTTTGTCTTTCACTTGATGTGCATCAAAACAATAAGGTTCTTCTTGGAGAATCTGGATAATGGCGCTTTCACCAGTTTTAAGCCAAAATTCACGAAGAGAGTTTCCAGCTTCTTCAATGCGTTTTTTAACTTCTTCCTGTCGTCTTGCAACAGCACCCCAACCTTGTTCTCTTTTAGAACTTCTCGGTGAACTTTCATCACCACCACGTCTTGAACGTGTACGTTCAATAGTCTTACTTGGCATAATCTTTAATTTTAAATGGCATTGTATTGCCGGTTACACATAAAATAAAACGAATGTGCTTTTATCAGTCACACTTAAATATAAGAAAATTTTTTCATCTATGCAAATCCTTTTTAAGAGCCTTTAATTCCTTGACTAAAGTAGAATCGGATTAATTTATAGCCTCTTCTTCATTGCTGATATATACACTAGTCATTTCTTGATTCCAATTCTTTTTGTACCTCGGTACATAAGTCCAAATATGAATCCCAGTTCATTGTCATTTCCATAGAGTATTGCAGATAATCGGTAGAGTTATTAAACGCCCTGCTCCATACTTTCGGAGATATACATTTTTCCGGGTCTTTGCTGAGATAAGGAACTAACAGCACCTCGGTATGATTTTTAAGTAAATGATAGCAAATCTCGGTAGCCTTTCGTCCGGCAGTATCATTATCAAGGGCAAGGTACACTTTGTCAAACTTTCCCAACTGTTCAGCCTGCCAGTTACTTAAGTCAGCACCCATGATACCCGTGGCATTATAACCGTGCTGGTACAACCGCATAACATCAGTCTGACCTTCCACAACTACTACATAGTTATATGAAAAGTCAAGATTATACAGGTAGTTCTTTTTATCGAACCCTTTACTGTTACGAACTTTCCGGTCGGGATAATAGCATCTTCTCTGATAACCGAGCAAAGTGTCCGGATTGGAGAAATCCTTGTAATAAGGAATAACGAACCATTCCTTGTCCATCATGCCCACACGAAAATGTTTCAAAGTATCTCTGCGCAAACCCCTTTTAAGAAATTCCTGCGGAGGATTATTCACATCCCACATTAAATCAAGTTCGAACTCCTTTTCTTCGGGATGGTAGTCAACAAGGTTGACCATTTCCACCGCCTCGAAATAGTTGACTCCGAACTTCGTGGTAAGCAAACGTACTAGGTTTCCGTGTGCTCCACAGGAAAAACAATGGAAAGCGTTCTTATCGGGAGATACAAAGAATGACATTCTCCCGCTACCGTCCGGATGATTTTCACGAAACGGGCACTCCATACGAATCTGCCCGTTGGTCATTTTCTGCGGATTGAAGTCTTTGAATACCTCCAGTAAGTCAGTCATTGTTTCTTCTGTTGTTTTTGTTATTCTCCATTCTGTTGAAATCATCCATAGCTTCCGACAATTTTTTCAGACTGGCAGAAAGTCTTGTCATGGCACTTGTATTCTCCTTTGCGGATGTACGGGATGATTCCATAACCTGATTGATGCGTGGGAGCAATCTTTCAATACGGGTAAGTATTTCACGTAGCTTCAAAGCAAAACGGCTATTTACTACAATGGAATTATACAGTCGTAATGTAGAGAAAGTGCTTATGGCAAACATGATAAGAAATGCCCGGACGTATAACCGAACCTCAGATATAGGTGTCCACCATACGATAGGCTCAATGAACAGCCAGACAACGAACAACACACAAATAACTATGAGCATCCATGTAATAAAGGAAACATAGTTATTCTTGACTACTTCCCACAAGAATTGAAAAAACAAACCGATTCTCTTAAAGAAAGACGGTCTTACATTATTATCTTCCATATATCAATAAATAAATTATTCCGTGAATTAAAACTGTCAACAGCCGATGGAACATCAAGGCCTTTTTTCTTGAGCTTGAACATATAAAAGTCACAAAGTTTTTTTGCAGCTATGTTGGGAACCGTTTCCTGATAAGTAACTGCAAAGGCATGGGAATTGGCTTCAACCAATGCAATCCTTTTGGGATAACCGTCTGTATGCCCAACATAATACTTAAAACCCTCATGGTACATAACATGGCTGTACAGGAAATCAAATGCCTTTATTTCACCATGTGTTCCATCATAGGCATAAACAAAAGTTGTTCCTGTTTCTTTTCTTAATTCATACATAACTGCATAACTCCTAAAGTTAAAGGATTCGTGTTTCTATTATTAAGGTTGTACTTTCCATCCACGAGCACATCTTTTGTACGGGTGAAAAAATAATACCGTTTTTCGTCAATAACGGAAAGTGCCGCAGACAAGGCATCCTCCATAACAGCGAAACATGGGTCGGTCATACACATTCCGGTAGATGCCTCACTTACTATGTAGCAGTCGGGAAATTCCACATCCTGATGGACAATGAAATCCCAATGGTATCTATGAAAGTACCCGTACACCATAACGTCACGAAATCCATCATGGCATCTGACAGTACCCACACCGTTCATGTCCACAAAATCAATAGTCTGTTTTAGTTTCGACTTTCGGTCTTTCATCTTCCTCTTTTTTAGCTAAGGTAATTGAATGAAGCATATTATCCAAATCATTCTGGAAAATCAGAGTAGTTCCGGAAACGACACGTCTTGCCTTTACAACTTCACAACCGATTATATCGTGAAACCTCATATCGGCATCCTGAAACATTCTTATGGCAATATCCGAATCCTGCACGAATGAGTTACCGTATGCAAAATCTTCCATACCGTCCATAGAAAACTTACTGGCTGTCTTTGAGGAACCACGCTTCAACTGTGTGGTATTGATAATGGGTGTCTTGAAATTTTTTGCGAGCCGTTTCAGATTACGGGTAATGTAGACTATTTTCTCCCAACCCTCCTGCATCTTACTTTCCATAAGATAGGAACCGTCCACGAATACCGCACTAGGCTGGTACAGACCCATAAAGGTTGCAAGTTCGTCAATGGTCTGGCAACTGTAAACTATCCTTATCTTGGACTTATGTTTTTTAAGAGCGTCAAGACCTCTATAATAACGTGACTTTTCCCTTTCGGATAATGTACCTTTCATAAACTTCTCATAGGGGAGCTTGAAACGGATGCAGTCAATGCGTTCCTTTATTTCTTCCTCTCCCATTTCATTTGTGATAAACAGTATATCACCGAAAGTTTCTTCCGTAGCTTCCATACGGTCAAGTATGGTCTGCTCAAGAAGATAAGCCAGATAAACAAGCAGCCACGATTTACCTTGACCAGCCTTACCACCAATGGTAATTAAATCCTGTTTACGGTATCCGAAGAAAGTTTTGTCCAAATCGTCACACCCCATGGAAAGATATGTGACACCTAAAGATTTCATACGTTCCTCGTAATCAGCCTTACGTGCTTCCACATCATCGGAGTATAACACATCCTTACTTTCAACCGCATCCACCGAAAGCATACCTATCAAAGACTGCAACTCAAAAAGTTTCTCACGGGGGTCGTCCTTTATCCCACGCAATATTCTTGGGATATTGTCGGTCATAGTGGCGAATATGAATCTTTCCTTTACATTGTTGAGATAGTAACTGGGTCGGGAATCCACAGTTCCCGAATCCAGTTTAAACCTCTCACAGAAAGATTTCACACCCATAATCTCACCATGTTCACGATAGTAGTCCATGATAAACTTATATTGTCGTATCTCAGCACCATCCAACCATTTTCGCTGGATAAGCGATAGTATCTTTTGGTCTTTGCGTTTCAAGCAAGCAACCATCAACTTTTCTCCCTCGGTCATTGTTACATTAATTTTCTTTTGTTCCTACTGGCAATAGTCTTTCTGAAATCACCACCTGTAACACATACGGTAACAACCGCCTCACTCAACAGGGAAGCGACATCTTCCGAAAATACCTTCTTGACATATTTAGGTTCCGTATTGGATGTTATCCACAGGGGGCGTTTCATCTGAACACGGTAACGGACTACTGATTCAATCACCCGTTTTACAAAATCCGGTATCGGTAATGGCTCTCCTGATGAATCCACGTTCTTTCCGAACTCATCAATACCTAGAAATTGTACATCACGGAGAATCTTGGTCAAGTCCTGTTTCTGTTCGTCAGAATACCACGAGCTTGTATATTTGTCAACAAGTTCATCCATAGAGAACAACCTAACTGTGTAACCCTTTTCAATGAATCTCTTGAAAGCGCAATTAAGCAAATGTGATTTTCCTGTACCATTGCTCCCCCAAAGATACATTCCTAATCCGTCATTGACAAATTCGTCAGATTTCCGTATGTAGTTACGTACCATCTTCAACGCTTTCTCATCATTGGTGTAGTCGGCAAAGGTCTTATCATGCCAACCGAGTTTTATCCCACAGTACAAATAATATTCAGTTTCTTTCTGTGTCATAGTATAACATTAAAATGAACCATCAGTAGTATCCATTTCACGCATATAGTCCTTGCTGTCAGAATCGGTTCTGGTAAGTTTGCGGAAAATATCGTCCTTTCGGTAAGCCACATTTGTAAGTGTGGGCACACCTCTTGTGGAATACTCGTCATAGTTCAAAGTTCCCTCTATAAGAATTGCGAAAACAGTAAACCTGTCATACGCCTTGAGCATATTGTTGGTCTGGAAATATTCGACTTTACTCCGTATGATATACACCTCACCACCTGTGTACATTTCATACAGGTAACTGTGCAGGTCTGTAAAATCATTCGGAGTAAACGCCTCAACACCTTTTTCAGCAATCAGTTTGTCAATCTGCTCACGTATATACCTGCTCCGTGATTTGTCTTTTGCGGAACGGGATTTACCATACGCCCTTATGGCATCATCAAGTTTCTGTTTGGCTTCCTCAAACAAACTGCTCTTAACTTCAAAGGTAAAGAACTTCCTTCCTCTGAACTCCCCAAGATAAATAAGTTCGGGATTTTCTGCGTCAAAACTGATAAGACCCTCATCCGCCAAATCGTCAAGAGCCTTATCAATTTCATTGTTTTTCTTGGAATTGAACTCCGGAAAATAGTCGTACAAGTCGGATATGTTCTCAGAGAATACACCGAATTTCTCGTCACTATCTTCCGGTTCAAAGGAAGTTACCTTGGTAAGTAATGCAGCATATAGCAAATACTTGAAAGGAACAAGACCTGTGATAGCCATGTTCTTCCGTAACTTGAATAGACTGTTCATTACTTCTCATCTAAATCAGCAACCTGTACTTTCAATTCCTCGGTAACAATATTGTCCGCAATTTCAATGGTGGATTTCACGGATGCCAAAACTTCCTCGGTAGGATTTATCGGCAATGTGATTCCGACAGTTATCTTTGCAGAGTTATAGTCACCCAAATTTTTTGTAAGTGATTTCTCGTAATATACGGAAGCATCATTTCTAACCTCCAAAGCAGGTTTCTTGAGAGTTGATTTAGTAGGCATATTTTCTCCTTTCGTTTTCAAAAAGTTCATGTATCTGAGCGACTTTCTCGGCAGGAGGTCTTTCACTGCCCTTGAAAGTTTCAATTATTTTTGCCGTTTCCTCGGCAAGAGATACGGGATAATATCGGTATCCTTTTATTTTAAAGATACAAGGAGGAATAGTACCCTCGTGCTCATACCGTCTTACGGTACTGGCACTCTTGCCGATTATACGGGCAAACCCCATAACGGTAACAACCTTTACGACTATACCGTTAACTTTGAATGTTCTAGTCTTTAATTTCTCCATCGAACCGATTTCTTAAAGAAGCGGAAAAAGCATAAGATGTTTTCATACCGTAAATCTGTGAAAGTATGGATTCGTCAATCTCACCGTTAAGTATGGCATCTTCAAGTACGGATTCACGGATAACTTCCACTTTCTCTATGCAATGTTTGAACCCGTTCTTTTTCAATACTTCTATGGCTTCGGGAAGCAAGGATTTCCCACACCGCAAGGTTTCCTTTAGGACAATCTCCTTGTCAGCGTGTTCCAGTATGATATACTTGTTACCTTTTTCATCTTCACTACCGATTTCCATAACCGCATCTTCCAAAGGAACACGTAATGTTTTCAATTCATTGGTTATGGCTTTTTCCTGTTCCTTTTTATTTATGAACTCCAATCCTTGGAGTGCAAGTTGCTCATTACTTAGTAATGTAACTGATTTTTTTCTCTTTGGCATAAGTCTTGAAAATTAGGTGAAACAAAAAAGAGCCGAAGGAACTAACCATCGGCTCTCAAACTAAATGGTAATCGGATTACTCTTCCAGTCTGCGAATCTTTGTATGAACTTCTGGGTCAAGGTCGTCCTCGGAGCCATCATCATATTTAACTTTCACAATACCTTTCTTGATTGACGAAACCTTACCGTTGAACCATCCTTTGGTTTCTTCATCATCCCAGTAAACGGCAACCAAATCACCTTTTTCAAGGTCGTCTATTTCAACATCCTCACCTTCCGGTTCAGCAGGTTTTTTCTTTGATTTTGCAGCAGTGGATTTACCTTTTTTCTTGGTAAGGAGTTTGGCAATTTGTTCAGCCATAACATCAATGCTTGCCTTTTCATCATCTTCAAAATCGGAAAGGGCTTCACTCACCGCTGTTGCATCAACATCATCTTCATTTTCAGCGAAAGCGATAATTGCAGCAACAGCCTTTTTCTTGTTCTTCTTACCACTGTCGAAGTCCTCAAGAACATCGGCAATGTTATCAATCAGTTCATCATCACTACCATCCTCAGTTTCTTCTTCCTCTTCGACTTTTGACTTACCTTTTTTCGGAGCCGGCTTTTCATCCTCTGCTTCTGCATCAGAAGAATTATCACCACCTTTTTCCTGTGCATCAAGAATCAGATTACGGAGTTTCTTGTTGGTGTTCTTACCGTCAAAATCATCCGGATTTATTTTAAAGTCGTTTTTCAGAATTTTGGTAAGTTCCTTAACGTCCATATCCATCAGTTCATCTTCGGTATAGACTTTTTCGTCAGCAGCCTCTTCCTCTTGCGGAGCCGGTTTGGGTGCGGATTTCTTAGGTGCAGGAGAATCCTCAATTTTTTTACCATCATCTACCGTGTCAAAGTCACCTGCAATGACAGGCATAAACATTTTACCTTCATGTTGGATGCACTCAACTTCAACACCTGCTGCGAATTGTGCTACGATTGTAGCTACTGGTTTAATTTTTCCGAATACCATAATAATTTAATTTTAAAAGATTAATAATGTTGCCTACCGTTTTAACGGGTAAGCGTTTTGTTTAATTTTGTACTTCAAATATACGTTTTGTTTTTAAAATGTCCAAATGCCGGACAAAATGCTGACTTTACATCTTATCAGTAACAATAAGATGCTGTGGTCCGTAGACAGTGAATAAGGAAGTGCCCGGAGTTATAGGACATACTCCGAACGTTTCGGGAGAACCCTCAGTTTCGGCACGTACTTCCTCAATGCGTGCTAGGCACGTTTCATAGTCACCTTCAACTTTGAACACATCCCCTACATTAAGGGAAAGAACCTTCTTGTAGTCCTCTTTTGTGGAGCTGTCGGTAATTATAAGTTTTTCAGCCCTAATACTTGCAGACTTAATTTCCATACACTTTACAAATTTAAGATTAAATAATCTAAGCACCCCTTTATTTCTAGGGCAAACCATACAATAGGGAGAACCTACGCATAATAGGTTATGATATGGAGAATCCAAACAAATGGAAGATTTCCAACCACACCTATATCTGCGTATTCTTATATTAGGAAAGAACAATCTCCCAATCATCGGCAAACACATCACTGATAGATGGAACCCATGAATCAGCACGCCCGGTGTTCTCGTTGTAAATAAGGCATTGACTAGTATAGTCAATGAAACCCTTACCTTTCAGAATAAGGTCTTTTGCTGATTGCGGAAGAGATTGCATCTTTGGAATAACATCACTCTCTATATGAGCTGGAACCTGTTTGAATACCATTAATCCTTTCCCGTTCCAACCGCTTCTACGAATTGGATAACCTGCTTTGAGAGCCATAATAGCCATACCAAAGTTCATCTTCCGCACTTTTGCACCATCAGAACCTTGCATACGCTGTATGCGAGTATCAAGAAGCCGTATATAGTCGAACATTGTACAACACTGCATTTCCAGTAAACACTTGTTGTACATATCATTAACGACTTCATCCATTTTCCCTGAATCTATGAAAGCGGCCAACTTTACATATCTTCCATTGACTTCTTCGGCTTCTATCTGCATACGGTCAACTGGTGTTTCTGCAATCTTATATGCCTTTTCAAACACATCTTTAGGACTCCAGCTTTCATACCCATCTTCATAGCGGACATGATAACCCTCATCATCGAAATTTTCCGTTGACGGTTTTTCTCTAAGAAGATGTTTTCCCCACGCATCACCTCTTGTCATAGGTTCTGCTTCAATCTGTTTTGTTCCAATGTACTTTTTCATATATCTGTTATTTAAAAATTGGTTTATTGTTTTTTGATTAGAAATAATCGGCTACCGCCCAAAATTTTCTCTGTATCAGATAGGCAAGGTTGGTACTTCTGCTTATGGCTTCACGCTCGAAACAAGTATTAGCCCGGACTTTTTCAAATGTAATCGGTGAACCCGATACCGTTTCCCTCATTACCAAATTATGAAAGGAACGTATCATCTCAGCACCGTATAATATTGTAGGCGTGAAAGGGATGCAACAAAGTAAATAAAAAGGATTGAACCATCCAAATGCTTCGGCAAGACAGCAAAGAAACACAAGGGGAAGGCTTATTGTTACATGAATATCCCTTTGCTGAACAACATGAATCCTTTCGTGATTGATTAGCGTAAGTGACTGCTGGAAATTTTTCCGCACATTTTTACGTATAAAAAAGAAAGGATAAAACGCCCAAGCATTGTATCTCAGATAGGGAACAACTACTGGGAAACCCCTTTTGGTGCACCCCCACATGATGTTAAGAAAGGAGGAAAGTTTAGCCGCGATTTTATAGTCGAACTCGTTTCCCTTATTATCCACATACGTAGTGTATTCCTCACCACGTTTTCCTTTTCGCAATAACAAGCGTCTTTCACGTCTGTTAGGTCTTATTGGTTTTTCCATATTCCAGTTTTTCAAAATGAGAGAAAAGAATAAATGTTCCGATTATGGAAACAAAATACAAAAGTAGGTAAAACGCACAGGAATAAACCCATGCCATAAGTGGGGGAGTACCCCAAAGAAGAATGAACATGACCATCTTGGTCAGTTCCTGCACAATTCTTAATACTACCATAAAACTACTACGATTTTAACAGGAACAAATATAAGTAATATATAATATATTGCCAAATGCCGGAAAAATTTCCAACTACAAAACCGTATCTATGGTCTGAATACTACGAATACCCTTATACTCTGCGTTTATTTTGAAAAATTTCTGCGCATTGCTAAAAGTGGCATAAGTAAGAGGACAATTGTCCAACGGGTAAAACACCACAGGGTATTTCTTGTTTGGGTGAATACGTGTGGTTCTCCCTATGGCTTGTTCCGTGTCTTTCATGGGCAGATGTATAATAAGGGTATCAATACGGTCAATATCCAAACCCTCTTTCGCAAGTTGTGTCACTCCGAATATAAGCCGGCACTCATTTTGCAGGTACGCTTCCTCTTCGGGTGTACGTTCCTTGGTTTCAGATATGATAAGCATGGGCTTATAGGTGGAAAAAAATTCGGTAAGGGCTTTAAGGGTGTCCTTTCTCTTGGAGAGGAAAAGTATGGTTCTTCCGGCATCAAGGCATTTCCTTATAAGGTTAATCATAAGTTTTCTTCTTCCTGAGTGGTCGTTCAGATACCCGTCAATAACAGGATAACTAAGGTCGGTAGCCTTTTTCATCACCCTGCGTAACTCCTGTTTCTCCACGTTTTTTGTGGGCCACATTTCAATAAGTTTTTTCAGCCGGTCAGTAGCCTTGAACTCGACAGCCCCCGTAGATTCATGGTATTTAAGACCGTTCTCATCCATGAAGCGGAAAAATCTTTCATGGGGAATCTTGCTGGAGAATATCTTGTCAATGGTAACACCTGTACGTATTGCGTAAACATGAGGTCTTGGAAACTCGTTAGCCATAACCAAATGTAGCCCGAAATGATATTTAAGTATGCGGTGTACCCCATCGGCACGTCTGAAAGTAGCTGTAAGTGCAGTACGGTATTTAGCCGGGATTTCCTTTAGGATAGGTAAATAGGTTTCAGCACCGATTCTATGGGCCTCATCCATTATCACGTGACCGACATTCCTTACCAGTTCCTCCGGAAGAACCCTGCATGAGAACAAGTCCATAACAACTATGGTAAAATCCTTGTCAACGGGAATCTCGGTATCGGAGCTGCCTATAACAATACTGGAACAGGTGGTCGCTTCGGATATTCTCTGCTGCCACTGTTTTGCAAGGTAGTAAGTAGGAACAAGTACAAGGGTCTGTTTTCCACGTTCAAGGGAAATCCACAACCCCATTATTGTCTTGCCACTACCACATTTGCCCTCAAGGAGTATTCCGGTACTTTCCTCAAGATGTTTCTTGTTTTCATCCCAAAAGGTCTGTTGGTAATCACGTAGTGCGAATTTGAATTTTCCGTCAATGTTTCTTCCCTCATTACCGTACTTTCCAAGTTCACCGAAATAGTAACGAGGTAAAACATAGTCGGAACCCTCACGTGATACATAACAGAGAGTCTTGGGTATGGTTGAATAGAATTTCTTATTACGTCCGAAACGTATCTTGTTCTGATATTCGGGATTGGGTAAGGTTAATGATTCAAGTACCTCGTCAACCGTACTACCCAAAGCTGCTATTTCGGCACTGCTTAAAATCAAGCTACTTCCAACTTCCATCTTCGCAATAAGTATTTAGAGTGAATAATTTCGTTTTTAATATTATAAGATATATAAATATAAAGGCTAGACCCATCACTGGGTCCAACCTTAGATAAAGACATAGAGAATTAGCATCAAATACCAATACAAAGATACAAAAGTTTTTGAAACAAGCAAATGCCGGAAAAACCTATTTTATCTTTATAATAAAGTAAAGCGCCAGATACGGAGGCATTATATTAACTGCACCGCCATCACCTGTGGATGTGGTTTCGGAAGCCGCACTTCTGTTGTCGTTACCATCCGCTCCCGAACCATTTTCCGCAATTTGGGTTTTGGAATAAGTTCCAGATTTACCGTTAGCCTTGGTGAAATTGTAAGACCTGCCGACATCCTTGTTTGTTCCGGAATATACGTGGGTATGCGGTGGAAGCTGGCTCTCAGTAAGCGTAACGGATTCATTACCTCCGGTAGAACCCAAAGTGTAGGCAGTATTAGGACCCAACGGGAAACGTCCGTCCATAAGCGGAACTCCTGAAATCTGTGCGAAATTGATTGAATATGTGGAACCTCCGGTCATTGTTATCGTGAATCCCAGTTCCTTACAGTAGGCAGACCATGCCGCAAATTCGGTATTGGCTGTGGCAGAACCCAACATAAGTCTGTGACAGGGAACGAAGCCATAAGGAATGGAGTTCTTTATATCCTCGATAGTGACTTTTCCCAAGAGGGATTTGTTCCACATCATTATACTTCCCACGGTAACGGTATTTATAATAGCCGTTTCCAGAACCTGTATTCTGCTTAAAAGAGGATTAACCACGGATTTCACGTAGTCCTGTATGGTAGACCTGTTAGGTATGGCGTAAATGATTGTGGCATCCTTTGTGCAGCGTGCCAGAACGGCTACCAAATTATTAAGCGTGGACGGGTCTTTTACAACCACTATGCTCTCGTTCTTGTACACCAACTGGTCTGCGGAAGCCATAGAAGTACCGTCTGAAAATGATGCGCCGGCAATTTCATGGCTAAAGTCCGAAGCATACGTAACTGTTTCAGTATCAGCAGTTAAGCAAAGATAAACCCCACTCTCGCTAAACAATGAAACAGCCGATTTTGCCGGACTGAAAGCAAGACCTTTGGCTTCAAGATAAGTAAATGACGGTGTGATAGTCCAAGTATTATCCTCAACTTCCACTTTAAGTGAGAGGTCACTAACTACACCGATACGTTCATCTATCCGGTCAGCCTGATACCTCATGCTCTCGAACTGCCGGTTCAAATCCGATGTGGTTATAAGGTTAGGGGAACCTCTGAAAACCGCACGGATAATTTTCTGCGTCTTATTGAACGCTCTTTCTATGATTGCACTCATACAAAATACGGATTTAGTAACGGATGAAAATAATAGCTGCTTGCCGTATTGGTGGTAATGTTTATGGTCTTGTTAGGACTGAAACCCAACCATGACGGAAGCACCTTTTTTATTGTACTTACAATAATATCCTTATATGAAGTACCGAAATATTTGCTGTTTATCGTAGCCGAGAAAGTAACCGCAGGATTTATTATATCCGAGTTACCTATAAGATAGAACTTGGGGTCTGTCGTGTCACCTACTATATGCCCTTGTATAAGGGAGTTGAGAAGCAACACCTGTGGGTCTGCATAAAAGGAATTGAAATTTACCGATACCGTTCCCAGTGTCATTACGCTAAGAAACAGTTCAACGCCTTTTTTGCTCCCTCTTGTGCCAAGGATAATATCCGCATTAAGAAGAAACTGCTGTATAACAGGTAACGGAAACTCCATAGGTATGAAATCAACCCCATAGTCACCCAGACGTTTAAGCAGCCAGTTCTTATCAAGGAGAAGTGCCGGATTATATGCACGTAATGAAGTGAAAATAATATCCGATTTCACTTCATTTACCCCATCCATCACGGAAACGAACTTTCTCGTATTGGGGTGTGCAAGCACCTGTTCCGGTATGTTACTTTTAAACGACATTTAATCTTACCTCCACTTTAGATGTGTCAATTGTACTGAAAATCTCCAGTTCTCCTAAACTAACTTCGGGAATTATTGATTCCGAACTTCCTGAAAGTTTCTTGAACGTACAGTTCTGAACTCCAGCAACAGAGGAACGGATAAGAATATCCAGACCCGATTTGGTTATGCCCACTCCATACTCCGCACGTACCAAAGGATTGGTGACATCGCTTATCACCTGCAAGATACCGCTACGTATGGAAGCCATATCATAGCCGGGAGCGACAACAGCGTCCACTATGAATTTTGTAGCACCCAGTGCTGTAAGAAGATTCACATACTGGTTGTTTGCATGGTTAGCCTCATAACCGCCCATAACATAGGGAACAAATTCCGTATTCAGCGTGGAAAGCTCGGAAGAATTAAGTTCTGCATTACCCGAAGTAGGAATAACCATGTAGCTTACCTGTCTACCCATTACCTTTACCTTGGACTTATGTACAAACGGGAAATTGTTGAGTGTCTTTTCAGCAATTTCCTCATTGATAACAGCCCGTTTTGTGGCAAAATAAGTGGGAGCCTTTTCACGTATGGCAGCGAATGTATCCGCGTCAGTACCTCCAGTGGAAGCCGTAAGCATGGTTACGGAAGTTGCGCTGCGTGATGCAAGGGAATCCAGTACGGAAGCGTTCTGGACAGACAGGTTTCCGTCAGCACCGCTTGATTTCCTGTACTCGACATGGATAGCCTTTCCTATGGGTGGTTTTATTCCATAAGTACCGTCACCGAAGAATATCCCAACGGAACCGTCCTCTTCCGGAATGACTAGATAATGTGTGCTTTCGGGAGATGAGAACCCGAAATTATTCACCCGTGTGTAGGTTATATTGTCAATAACCACGGAAATGCTGTTTATATCAATATTCTCCTTTCTTACCAGTACCGAATAACCGCTGAACATGAAATCCTCCGCATAAAGTGTACCCTCATGCAAAGTAATCTGTTTGGTGGTGCTGGCAGCATTTACAGGCAATGAAAACTCATCCCAGTTGGTGAATTTCCTGTCACCCACACTTACAAGCAGGTCGCCCCTGTGATATGTGGCAGCAGGTCCGGCAACGAATTGTACATTGAAACTAGCCGAAGCACTCTTACAGGTGATAGCCTGATAACCCATAGAGGATGCCTTGGAAAAAGCATTGCTGTAAGAACGCATTTTTCTCAATATGCTTTCATTGGCGAAAGCGTTAAGATACCAAAAGTCTTTTTCCGAAAAAATGGCGAACAGTTCCACTAGAAACTCCCCGAAGTCCGATTCGCTGCGGTCAGTCCATTCGGGAAAGAGGGAATCAGCCAGGGAGTGGGCTTTCTGAACCATCTGCGACATGGTGGCGTTTGAAAGCAAATCCTCTTCCGGAATTATAAGCAGCTTGGAGTAGTTCTGCAATTTCTGCAAGCGTGCCACGTCAAGACTGGCGAAGTATTTTAAAAGTTCTTCCTTTGTCTGAGCCATAGTAAAGTTATAATTTAAATTTGAAGCAAGTCACAACAGCAAATCACAACAGCCGGTTATACGAAAGTCACATCATCAATCTTGTTCTGTTTATCATCCGTGGAAGTGTACTCAATTTTCAAGTGATATTCAGTCCTGTCATTGGCGAAATATCCTACATCAATGGTCTTTACAGAAACGCCGGGAATGTATTTCTTGATTCCTTTCTGCAAGTTACCGATTATAAGTGTCCTGTTCATTACGAAAAAGGAAGCCGGTTTCTGTAAGAAGTTGACAAATTTTGCCCCGAAATCGGAAGCATAAATACGAAAGGTATCAAACACACAATAAAACCAAATGCTGTCTTTATGCTTCTCAACTCCGGAAGTAAGGTTAAACTTTCCATCAACCAACAGAAACCTGCTTTGTAATCCTTTTAGCATAGCCACTTATAAATGGTGACAAATCCACCGTTAGTAACCTTATCCTTGTTAGCCTCACGGATTTTATCAAATTCCTCATCGGTGAATTTCTGTATTTCAAGAGTTACTTCTTCGTTGTACAGAATATCTGTAAGTTCATTGATTTTACTCATTGCCGTGCGGTTCAAGGAATCGAATTTCTTCTTTTCCTCATCTGTGGCATCATTCTGCTGCACTTTTTCACTCAACATCTTGTATTCATCGGTACGGAAACCTTTGACAATAGTCTGTTGCGCCTTTTCGGCAGCGTCCTGTTCCTTACATACACTAAGGGTGTTCTTCAATAATTTCATTGCCCCCTCGGAGGACAGACTTCCATAATGTAACTCTTTTAAGGTTGCAGCCAACTGGATAGTTTCTCCTTTTGTGAGCGTCAATCCTTTTTCTTTCTTAGTTTCAGCCATAATCAATATTTAGTTTAAATTTTCATTGTACTTACATCAATAGTGCCTACCTTTTCTCTTAAATCGGACAGGAAAGTATTGGCAACCTCTATAAGATTGGGCCAGTCCTCCGGAGAACCGCCTTCAAAATTTATACTCATTTGTCCATCTCTGAAAGAGCTGAAAGTCGCAAGATGTGTTCCATCACCTTTCTTTGTAATGTTACCTCCTTCAAATGTATTGAGGACGTTTCCAGAAATGTTGGCATTACCTGTGCATTCATAGGTAATATCACTACCCGATACTCCGATAGTCGCCTGTTGTAACGAATTGAATTTAATTTCCATAATTTTTACTTTAGAATGTGCCTATATAACTCCACAAATATAATAAATTAAATCTGTTATCACCAAATTATTACCTGTCTTTGTTCCAACATCCATGGCAAGATTAATAAATGGAGCCGAATCAAGCCAGTTATCCTTAGAATGAAAAAGGATAGCGGTCCAGACCCAGAATACGTTACTACATAAAAATAGCCCACTTATTAGGTGGGCTTTTCTTTTTAATACATAACTACTTGATAATCTATATACCATTGGGTTACGTTTCCATAAGACGGAGGACTTCCTGCATCCACTGTGTCCATACGGGTGAAAGATTTTGGTATGTTGGCACATGATGGCATGGATATATTTCCTGACCATGAACCTGTATAGGAACCGTCTTTAGCCCTCCATCTATACCGTGCATAAGGTCTACCAGCGGAAGCCACATAATTACTGGAAGTATTATTGGTAACGCTAAGCCGGCATTGTGCGGAAGTACCTCCATCACCACCCACAAGAGAACCTGTAACGGCAAATCCCGAAGCATTGGCGGTAGTTTCTCCAATATAGATGTACAAACTCTGTGTAACAACTATGGGCTTTTTTACAAGTCCGTCAGAAGAACTGGGAATCATACAGAGAACATTCCCGTTATAGTCGCAGAAATACCCTTTAAGATAAATAAATGTATCTCCAAAAACTATCAGTCCATTTCTTAATAACTCCAAGGAAACCCTACCTGTATCGGCAATATCGCTTACAGTAAACGTTCCGGAATCTACAAGAACATTGTTTTTATTGTAGACTTCTACCTTTATCTTCATGTTAGCCCACGTAAACCCACCTAAGATACTCCCCCAATTATATCTAGGGTCTGCCCAGTAAGGAGTTATTGTAAGCGTCCATCTTACAGCAGTAGAACTTACAGGATTAAGCAAAAGCTCATTGTCTATTGTAGGAGGCTTGGCGTTATGGTCGTAACCGTCAAAGTCTAATGCCCTGTACCATGTTTTCGGGGCATCATATACTATGGTCTTGTTTACTGAATCATAGATAAGACCCGGAAGATTGGCATTGTTAAAGTCTGGAGTATTGGCTTCCTTAGGTTTTATATAGCTCCATTTATTTATTTTCCCGTGGGCGTTGGAACAAAGATAACCCAAGTCATAACTACCTACTCCCAGTACGGGAGCTATATCAGCATCTATACCGACAGGTGCGGTAATCACTCCGTTAGAATGAGCCATTGTTACCTCCTTTCTCCAAAGCGGTTATATGACCCAGAACTAGGACAGTCTTGTCCTTTACATCAATAGAAGTAAAACGGGTGTCACCTTCAATAGTGACAGCCCCGCTTACATCATAGTCAGAGGGAATTTGCCGGCAAGCAATCAGCCCCCCCCCCTGCTGCCGAGCAGCAGAGATTACCTTTGATTAATACATCCACTTTTTTCATAACTTATTATTTTATTGGTCGGGAGCCACCATGAATATGGAGCTGCCTATGTAACTTGCACTATTAAGACTTACCCACAATTTGGCGTTCTTAGCCTGAACCAATTGTGACGAAACCGATACTGTTATCTCCATTTCCTTGGTAGTGCCGGCAGGAACATCAAAATCGGATATACTGCCATATTGTTCTCCCATTACCAATGGGTCTTTGAAATCCTTATTTATAAAACGTGTCCGCCAAGCATTGTTCCTGAAAGTAATTGTACCTGACGAACTGTTTCTTACTCTTATAGTAACCGTAGTATTTCCAGCTATTGATGGAAGTAGTCCGGCAAGCACGGTAATGCTTACATAAGAAGAAATAATCTCTATTGACTTACTTGATAACAAAGGTATTGAATAGCAGTCATTGGCTACATCAGAAGCGTCCTGCTCAAGAATTGCCGTACAGAGAAAAGGGTAAACATCCCAAGTTCCCGTAGGCATACCATAAGTTATCATTTCCGCCATAGCATACCCACTTCCTATTTTATTTTTTGCTGTAACTCTTCTACCCTGATTTCCACTACGTTGTTTCGCATATATTCCGAAATAGCAATCCTTTACGGTTGAAATATCCCCTATGTTAAGCTCATCCAGCAATTGGGAACCTTCTGAGGGCATCATAATGGTACATGAAGCAGTGAAAGAGCTACTTGTGAATTGGTTTGTAGCCTGAGAGGGAACAAGAAAATTGCCAATTGGTGCTCTGGCTTTATGATTATACCCATCAAAATCTAAGGCACGAAATGGAAACTTACCACCTGTCGGTGGGGTGTATTCCCATCCGTTCATACTTCCATTTGCCCAATTAACGGAATCCTGATAACTTGAAATTCTTTTAGGCATTATACCACAGTTTCCATCCCATCCTTGCCACCATTTTTCATTTTCACCCGGTGCAAGACTTTCGTAACGTACAGGCTTGTACCGTGCCCACGGGTTTATTTTTCCATGAGCATTGGAGCATAAATACCCCAAATCATAACTTCCCACACCCAAAACAGGTGCTATGTCGGCATCAATGCCTACGGGTGCGGTTATTTTTCCATTAGAATGTGCCATATTTATTCATTATTACTGTTCCAGTTACTAGATTCCAGAAGATTTTCAAACTCCTTTGAGCCGCTTTCATACACAGGGTATGGAAATTCCGTTTCAGAATCCGCGGAAAGGAGCATGGGAATCCTCTCCATGACTTTCTCATAATGCAGCATTATTGTTTTTCCGTCAACGGAGTGCCGCATCTCACTTATTTCTTCGGGAGAAAATATTTCACCCAAATCACTTTTCGGTATAACTGTAAATTCCATGTCAATTTACTTTTAGAGGAAAAACATAGGGAAACACCCCGCTTTGAGGGGTTCCATTTATCATATTATCAATAACCCAAGTTATCAAATCCTGCTCGGTGAATCCGTCAGTTTCCTTGGTGGGAACTGAATCGAATCCTATGGAGTTGTAGAAAGCTGAACTAATCCATCCGCTATCATGGTCAGTATTGCTAAAGAATATAGGAGTTTTAGTTTTATCACCTGTCACATCATTGTTTACTATGGTGATTATTTGCTTTTTGTTTAACAAAGCGGAAACTATTGTAGATTCATTCAGTGTTCCATCAATATAGGTCTTGCCGTTTGAGTTCCTACTATTATAAGCAATACTACCTTTGTCATTGAATACGGCAAACAGCCAAGGTTCAGTAGTATTCAGTCTTTGGTCATAGATAAACTTTCCATCAACAAACGGATTGATAGTTACAAACAACACATTAACGCCCTGCTGCAAGTTCTCCACAACACCGTAATCATCCACTCCATCAGTTATTAGGGCGTTGGGATATTTAGGCAGGAACTCTATTGTTACGTCCATATCTCCTATATCCCCTGTAACTCCTATGACGTTATACAATGAAGTGGTTCCTTCTGGATAAGTCAATGTAACTTCATGCTCTCCATTGTCAAAAGTATAAAATCCGCCATTTCTGTTTACCAAACTAACTTGTCTGCCATCAGAAAGACCTGTAACCTTAAACTTATGCGTTGGGTTAGAGTTTGCCGGAACTATGTTTACCATGTTATCCGTAGTGGATAGTTTTTTAGTAATATGAATAATTCTGTTATCTGTAACAGTAACATTTGCTCTATCGGGTAGAATATTGGTACTAGAAATATCGTACCCACCCACACCGCTCATTGCCGCGAACAGGAAATTGTTAAGTTTCAGCGGTCTGTTGTTTCCACTGAAATCCTGCAAGTATGGATTGGCTTTTAGTATCTCGTTTGTGGGAACGGATTGTCCTGATGGGAGTTGGGTGATGGTGATGTTACAAGCACCGACAATATTTATACTTCTAAAACCTATATTTCCTGTTATGCTATCAATAGGTTCTAGTGTATAAGTTCCATTTTTAGGCATTCTTACCAATGGGTTGTTATTATATCCCCATGCTATTTCTTGACCATCCAATAATCCATCTACCGTAATCGTTATGCCGTTAAACTTTTTAGATTTGGTGATATATATACACGCATTATTTACGGCATCAAAATTTGTTATATTGACACTCTTGTTTGTCACGGTATATTTTGCTCCTGTGAATTTCGTCCAATTATTAAAGTTTTCCGAATAAACATCCACAGGCTTTGACATATCATACCAAAACACCATGTGTTCTTTCACCCATTTGTCTATGGATGGCTTAGGTGGCATCACACCTCCAAAAACTCTTCTTATACCAAGAAGCCCGAAATTAAACATTCCCTTCATAAAGCGCAATTATTTCAGAATCCGAACCCCTTGCGGTAATATATCCGGTAGCGGTAAGATTACCCGTAACCTCTACATTTCCCTTAATCAATACATCTCCCTCAATGACAACATTCCCAGTAATTTTACCATCCAGGGGAATCCATTTATATTCCTTAATTACTTCCGCTTTGGGAAGTTCCACATGGAATACTTTTGCCAGCCAAATAATTATCTTTTTCATATAATGGTTTTTTATTTGTTCCAAATATAACAATATTATCCAAAAAGCGCAAAAAGCAATCCCTGTTTATGCACACAGGGATTTTTCAAGCTCCTTAACTCTCTTATTGAGTCGAGCTACTTCTCTTTTCAGTTTTGTGACTTCATCATCAACTTCTTGCAAACCTTTCCATACAACGGGGATAAGTCTTTCATAATCTATGGTATAGTAGTCATTGAAAGTGTCTTTCACCCACTGACTATAACCGCCGGAAAGCAAATCCTGTGCGATAAGACCGTAATTCCAGTTATCATGGTTGAACACTTCGGAATTTTCCTTGGCAATAGCGTTCCAGTGATACTTCACACTCCGGAATTTACGGATAATACCCATAGCATCATAACCCTGAATATCGGTTTTCAACCTTATATCGGAAGAGGATGCCTTGGCTGTAATTGCTCCAGTGGCTATGATATTTCCTGCTACGTGCAATTTTTGTGACGGTGAACTAGTTCCTATTCCAACTCCCGTAGTATTCATTACTGCACAAAGAGAACCTCCTGCGTAAAATGCAACTCCTGAGGAACCTTTTAAATCTAGCCAAATACCACCTTTGGAAGTTATTACTGCTGCATTGTCTATATTCCCGTCAATGTTCGCTGAACCATTGAACGGTCTGCCCCACAAAGTTCTCGAAGTAGTAAGCACATCCGCACTAGAAGCCCTACTGTCAGCCAATGTAGAAGCACCTCCAGCCGATACAGCCACAGACGTGTTGGATGTGGATTGCAATCCTCTCCATGCGGAAACGTTAGCACCGTTAGCCCAATATTGGTATTGTATGTACCCATTGTTGTATGAACCAATCTGGCGCACCTGCAATTCAAAATTGTTTGTTCCTACACGTACAAGACGGATATTATCCATTCCTTTTGCGAATGTAGGAAGATAAAGACGTGCTGAATTTGAAATATCTCCTACATTGCTGTCAGAAGCAGAAGGTCCACTTCTCATTTGGAAAATGGCACAGAAGTGATAACTTCTGACTTCATCCTGTGCATGATTTCCATAGGCGTACCATATCCTTCCCCAAACCGTTACTGACCTATACGGTCCGGCTCCCGATTCAGAACAAGCAAATATCTTTTTCCAATTATTATCAGTACCACCTAGAGCGAACTGTAATGAATAAGTAGCGGTGGAATTATAATTTCTAGGTATATCCATTATATGCCAATTATCCAGTAAATCCGCATTCAAGTTTGTGTTCAATGTAGTGGACGAACACTGATACGGTTGTGTACCTGTGCCTACGGTGGATATGTGCCTTACTGACGTAACAGAACCCGGGAAAGAAGTGTTCCCACTGGCATCCAATAATGTTGCTGTTCTCTTTATGCTAGTAAATACGCCTGTGTATTGTCTTGCATATATAGGTTCATTTCCATCATCACAAGAAGCTATCTCCATCCATCCTGCATCTTTAGCAGTAGCGCCGAAAGCGATTCTGCCGTAGTCGTTACTTCCGCCCTGCAAGTGTATTTGCTGTGTAGATGTGGGGGAAGTCTGCAACATATAAAGTATATGACCACCTGATATATTCAAATCCCCTGTCATGGTGTCACCTGCTTTCTTCACGTAGCGTCCGTCAGAATAGCTGGTGTAGTTTCCACTATGTATTAACACAACCCAATCATTCCACTTTGAATCATCATGCCTTCTGTATTTAATCGTGTCTGTATCATAATGGAAAGCTAACTGAGTATTTCTTGTTGGAACGTCACCTAGACTTAGCACAGTAGTATTTGCAGATAGGGTAGTATCATCCGTAGGTTTAGGGTCAATAGTAACTACGTTTCCATTTCCAAAATATTGGTTTACAGTAGTGTATCTACCTCTAAGCCAAGAACGCATAACACCCTCTCTTCCACTAAGTCCTGCTAAATGTACTCCGTCAAGAAGGTCTGCATTAAGATTACCCACAACAGTGTTACTTGCCACAATAAATGGAGCAGTGCCACTTGCTACGGTAGACCTAAACGGAACATAACTTGTAACCCTGTTCGCTGCTATACCAAAAAGATTTTTCAAGACAGAACTTGTACATACGTCCTCCACTGTACCCGATAAAGCTGATGTGTATGTTTGGAACAGGTGGGCAGCGGCTATATGGCGTATTCTATCCGGACCCGCACTACTTACATTTACATCTTCATTACCGTTACCTATGTCATTCCCTTTAAATAATACCAGTTCACTGCTTTCTGCACCACCCCAAAGTCTTTCGGCAATAAATGTATGATTATAGCCACCCGGTGAATCTCCTGTCGTTCCGTAGAACAATATGGCATTTGGGGAAGTACCATTTCCTATCTCCAAATTACCGCTCATCGTTATGCTACCTACGCCCGTCATATCTCCGCTTACGTTAGCCGTACCGTTGAAAGGCTGACCCCAAAGGGTGCGGGAAGCAGCAAGAGAACTGGCACTGTTATAATATGATGAAAGTTCGTTCCCGTTGTCTGACGGTAATGTAGTGTACCAAGTTCCATTGGATATATTTGTGGTAAATCCCCTCCTATTTAAGATTGATACCTGACAATCATTATAATCATAAAAGTGCCAGAACAATCTTATCTTCTTGGTTGTAGTATTATAAAATAACCTCCACATTGTGGTACCACCATGTTGAGTAGTGCTTCCGTAATAATTCAAAGACCCCTCATAACTTGTACTCTCTTTATTAGTTGTATGAAATACAAGACTTATAATACCTGTACCTGAGTGCCTACTATTTACTAGAAGTGTCATGCTGTTAACAGACCATCCACCAGTTACGGTAGCCTCAAGCACCAACCTATAACCTTCGGTATTTCCATTCCCTCCTGTAAGTGTTATATGTTGGTTAACTCCATCTGTCCGCAAAAATTTAGATTGATGATAACCGTCTAATAAATCTGCATTTAAATTATTAACAAGTGTATTGCTTGAAACTATCAAAGGTGATAACCCTGTGGCAACAGTTGACATGAATCTAGGTGCTCTTACATCATTTGGAGTAACACGTAAAACCAGCTTGTTGTTATGGTCTACTACACCAAACCCTGCACTTTCCGTACTGCTGCCTCTAAGGTTTCCTATATACCAGTATGTGTCATACCAATTAAATCTTAATCCGTTTCTTATAGAAGTTAACCCACCATCATCGTTCCTGATAACTCCGTTATCCTTGTAGATATTGGTAATATCACAATTTTCCACTCCCTTGAATACGATTGCGCCGGAAGTGGAAGCGGATGTAAGTGTTCCGGTCATAGTATCGCCAGTCTTTTTCACCCATCTACCGTCCAATACGGAAGTAGGGATATGACTTGCGTCTATGACTTTACTTGAATCAGCCTTTTTCAATTCAGCCCACATCTGATTTACGTTGAAAGAATCAATGGTTCCGTTCACCCATTTTTTTGACGCAGCATCGTATTTCAATGCCTGTCCGTTTGTAGGGTCCGTTATTTCCACGTCATTAAGGTCAGTAAGCGTTCCTGTCTGTACTCCGGACATAGACACTCCTTTAGCGGACAACCAATCAGTAGAATAGAATCCCACAGGAGTTGTGCCGTCTTTTTTAACCACATACACGGCATTGTTCGCTGCATCCCATTTCAGATAGGCATCTCCAATCTGCAATGATTCGGAAGCCGAAAGGAGTTTCGCCGTAACATTTTGTGAGAATACTCCATTTACAGAATATACGTTACTCCATCTGTTAGCAGTTCCTCCCAAAGCAGAATTTGCGTCTGTGCTTGGGAGCACGCTTGCAGTTTTCATGGTTGCGGAAAAAGTTTTCGCCCCACTTACAGTTTGAGCTGTAGCAATAGTTACATATTTCCCGTCAGCTTCGGTTTTAGTATATGCATCCGTAATACCATAGCCGGCAAGAGTAGTAGGTTTCCCAGTGGTTATCTTAGACCAGTCAAGGTTAGGTATATCCGTAGCGGAAAGGTTTGTTCCCGAAGTAACTCTTCCGTAAGCATCTACCATAACCTTGGTGTACGTACCTGCAACAACTCCCGAAGTACCCAGTGATAAGGTTACATCGGAAGTAAGAGCACCACCGCCGGACAAACCAGTTCCGGCAATGACTTTCCGTGAGGATGTTACGTATCTGCTATCAGCAGCACTTTGTGTAAGATACTTATTAGCTGTAAGGTATGAATATAGCTGGCTCTCATTAAGACCAGCATCTCCCGCTCTCCAATAAGTTCCGTCAAATACCAGTGCCTTTCCGGCAGCAGCACCTTCAACACCGTCCTCAGTGTCATTAGCCAAAACGTCAACCAGTTGGTATAATGTGGAAGCCCCTCCTGTACCACCGCTTCCCTTTGACACTCCTTTAGCGGAAACATAGTCTACACCCCAAAAACCGAAATTAGCCCGTATGGACGCAATTGTCTTTGTATCGTCAGACGGGTCAACCTCATTACCCGAAGCATCCAGTGCAGTGAAAAGTTTGCTGAACGCTGTTTTGTCCATTTTACTCTGCAATATGACCGCAAGATTATCACTTTCCTTCATGCCTTGCAGGAAAACTTCAAGCTCAGACCACTTGTTTATAATATCATCCGCATCACTTCCGGTAAGAAAGTCGTTAAACTTGGTATTCAGTGCATCAAATTCCGATTTGGTGGCAAATGTGCTCCCTTTGGTGAATGTAAGGGAACGCCCGTCAGAACCTTTTGTAACATCCGTGACCGCATTACCCGAACCTGTAACCGTTACATTGGTAAGCCCCGAACTTGCAAGTTTCCAAATCTCATTTATGGTGAAAGCGTTGAAAGTAGCCGAATTGTCGTTGTTGTCAAACGTTCCTCCCAGTGATTCAAATCCGTAGACGAGGTTGATAAGACCGCCACCTCCGCCACTTCCGCCGGAAGATTTTCCCTTTGCGGAAATCCAGTCCACAGACCATAACGCATAATTGGCACGTATATTTGTTATAGTGCCTAGCTTTGATTCATCATTTAAGTCAACCTCATTTCCATCCTTATCCAGTGCGGTGAACAGATTGCTTATTCCGGCAGCGGTTTTAGGTTTGTCCGCATACCATTTGTCACCGTTAAATGTGAGTACGCTGCCTTTTGTAGCACCTGCCACACCTGTTATATCAGCATTTTTCTCCACGTCAAGCAACTGGTACAGGGCTACTGCACCTCCACCACCGCCTCCTGTTCCTCCATCAGATATACCTTTGGCAGACAGGAATCCCACAGACCATAACGCATAATTGGCACGTATATTTGTTATAGTGCCTAGCTTTGA